TCCCTTCGGCTTGGCTAGCTCAATCAATTCAACGATCCGGGGAGAGCAAGCTTTGGCTTCTTCCTTCGATGGCTCCCGAACGGTACGAGCTTGCAGATCGAGCCAGGGAGCGCAAGCCAGGATGTTCGAGAGAAGATACTTGTACTTGGATGCTACCGGCTTCCGAGGAATGATAACCCGGAGTGGGCTAGACTCAATCCGCATCGGGCTAGACTCAATCAGCAGCCGATCCATTAGCTTCCCGGCTGGTCCAATCATAACCTCCCCTAAAGCGTCCTCACTCGATCCGGGAGCCTCTGCAATGTACAGCACATCACAGGGGATATCCCCTCTCGCTAAGACGTGATTCGAGGCAGTCGCGTTTAATGGGCAGCGGGCGCAATAGAGCCACTCCTTGACGTGAGCCGCCCAGCGATCTGCAACCGCTCGACCACCTGAGACGCGGACGATTGGGAACAGAGCGTTGATAGTATCGGTTTTCATCTCAGATTTTTGGGGGTTTAGGGAAATGTTTTCTAACGATATCCGCACATTGAGCATACGTTGATTCTCTGGCGGCATAGGCGGCATCGGCGGCATAGGCGGCATAGGCGGCAACGGCGGCATCGGCGGCAACGGCGGCATCGGCGGCATAGGCGGCAACGGCGGCATAGGCGGCATAGGCGGCAACGGCGGCATCGGCGGCATAGGCGGCAACGGCGGCATAGGCGGCATAGGCGGCATCGGCGGCAGCGGCGGCAGCGGCGGCAGCGGATCGAGCCTCCTTCAATTCTTCAATCGTTGCCTTGCCATTTGCCCATCGCTCTGAAGTCTCAATGCAATCCCTTACTCGTCTGTCGTTTGGATATCGTTTCTCATAGATCGGTAGAGCAAGCCTTGCGCACTCACAAGCACAAAGGACTAACTTTTTCCTTCCGTCGCTTTCAGGTTCTCCCGCCAGTTTCCCCAAAATCCAAAGCATCCAATCCCCTCGCTTACAATTCTTCCATGCGGAAGCAGCGGAGCGTTGCGTATCGAGCCATTCAAGAGGCTCGTCACAAGGTTGGAACTTTCGGACTCGATTCGACAGCTTCATCTTCGTTTTTTCTTTTGCAGCCATCTCAACATCTCCTTAGATTTCTTCTTCCGGCAGGATTGACAATATATCTTTGACTCTCCGTCACGCTTCTTCCCGCAACGGATGCAGCAACCAGATTTCTTCCGTCTCGCCTGATAGGCGAGCGAAGCGCGGATATGGGATTGCTGCATCCGTTTCATAATTCAGGATTTCCCGTTAGAAAGAAAAGAAGCTACATCCTCCCAACGATTAGACGCTTCGCTGAGCAATTCCCGATGAGTTTCCTCCTCTAAAACAGCATCACCCCATTCATCCTCATCTCGAAGATGTTTAATCGCGTTCTCAATAATTCCGGCGAGTGTTGTAGGATCGAGAGCATCTAGTTCCCAACTCTCATCGCCGTATTCAGCGATATAACCGGCATACCGGCTATCAGTGGTCTTTGCCGGGTTTGGAGGAGGCGAGTATTCCTCAACCTGATCCATATTGAGAGCAAGACGATCAACTTTCAGGGTAAGACCGAAGATCGCTAACCGATCTCGAATATCTCTAGTCATGTCAATCCCGCTAGGATCATGGTCTCCGAAGTGGAGAATGATCGGCGTTTGACCAGCTTTTTTATATCGAAGAAGACGTTGAGCGGCAGACCACATCTCCGACTGACTCGTATATCCACGACAAGAAAAGTAAGAGACATCGAGCGGAGTACAAGCCCTTTCAATGACATTTCGTAAAGCATCCTTCTCAACCCAGACTTCAGGTCTATAAGTTTGACCGGCCCATTTGTCGATACGAAACTGACGCGCACATGTTCCAACAATGTCCGATGGATCATCCCAATGAGCAACGCTTCGTAACTCTCGTGTCAAATCGCTAATCCGGTCCCAATCAATCAGACCGGCAAGGCGAGCATCATTCACTACAGAACCGAGTCGCTTATACTCGGCTTGCTTGTTAGCAATAATGTCACGTGAGACCATCTGATAGTACAATTGGCGGAGAGTTAACTCGTACCCCATCTCCTCGTACTCGTTAATGATCTCGTTAGCTTTGTCGATCAAGCCTTGAGATATAGCAGAGAAAGAGCGAGGAACATAACAGATTTTTGGCATCTCGTTACCTCGCTACGATCTTGACGGTCGTCTGTTCCGTCTTAGTGGTATTAGAATTGATTAAACGGGAAAGGGTCGGGGTCATTTTCTGAGAAGAAACAACACACTTCCAATCCGTGCGATCGACCTCGAACTTCGAGACCGTTGCTCGGAACAAATCACCTTCGACTTCAGATTCGCCGGAATCGGCTAACTCGTCGCGGAGAGCCGTCTCCTTCGCTTTGAGATCAGCGATCTGAGCTTTGACATCGCCAAGCTGATCGACGATCTCGGACAGAGGACGGACGGGCTTTCTGATCTTGAGGGTTGCGGACATCTCTTTTCTCCTTGAATGAAACGGGTGTAACTAATTGACCTCTGCTTCACGAACAGACTCAAGCCTTTCGTTCAAACAGTTACAGATATGGCAAGCGATATCAGAGTATCGCGTTTCGGCATAGGTCAAATCGTCATCGCCTTTAATGGCGAAAATCACGATTGCCATACCGAGAGAATTTCGAACGAACTCCTCGCAAACCCGAAATTGTTTTACGTTCATCTCATCATCTCCTTGCTTGGGTGTTTGGTCCTGACACTCATCAATATATGTCGGTTCAATACGGGTGTCAAGGTCAATAATCTAGAAGTCTCAAAATAATTCTTCTCATAGAACTCATGGGGGTACGGGGGCTAGCCTGTTTTGAGACTTTCAGCCATAATACCCCCATGCCAGCCAAAGGCCAAAAGATGCGTAATCCCCGGCCTCCCTACCGGATTATCGCTAAGAGCCGGGGAGTCTCGATACGGGGCGGGGTTTGCGCCTATGTCGCTAATCTCTTAGAGGCTAACGAGACCCTTCCCAGGCGGCGGAAGCTGACCGACAAGCGGCTGGAGGCTCTGATTAAGGTCGAATACCCGGAAGCCAGATCAGTGAAGCGATTGCTCAAAGGGGAGATCACGATCGGCTACTGGCGAGCGTTGTATAACTCCGGCTTGCTCTCTAAAGACCTCGTGACCGGGAAATATCAGAAGCCGAAAGTCAGAAGCCGACAGTACGATCAGAAGGGAAGGATTCTCAATCCTTGGAATGGAAAACCGTATGACGATCAAAATCAGAGCGGCTAAGCGAAGGAAACCTGCGGTTTCTCTGGAAGAAAAATTCCTGAAGGCTTGGAGGAGCCAAGATAACTGGCTGGCTCCGATGCGGGAATACCGATTCGACGAAGATCGAAAATGGAGATTCGATTTTGCTTGGATCATTCCACAAAGAGATTCCAACGGAAATATCGTCAGGGCAGATATTCAAGTCGCGGTTGAGATCGAAGGCGGAGTCTTTCGACGCGGAAGGCATACTCGCGGGAAGGGATTCTCGAATGATTGCGACAAGTATAATGCTGCGGTTTCCCAAGGATGGAGAATCTTGAGATACACCGACAAGCACCTGACGAAGAAGCGGATCAAGGAGACGATCCGGCAAGTGGCTTGGCTCTTGTCTTAGTCCAGAGCGATAATCATCACCTGACATTGCCCAGAGACGTTCGCGTTGACGGCACTGGTATTTCCTAATGCTAGAGCAATCTCATCTCCAGCATAGAGAGCGATCCGGTACATCGAGGTTACATGGAAGTGCATGTTTGTCATCGTAACTTGAGTGACCGTGATCGTCTCCGCTCCTTGAGCGCCCGCGACGGAGAAGGTTCCGCCAGAAGGATATTTGACGAGGTTGATATTATTAGGCCATACCGTTCCATCCATTCCGCCAGAGTCATTACTTCCCGTTCCTGCAACCGAAGTGGACTTCCAGGAATCTCCTGAGCGTTTACAGACGATATCGAAGTTGACGAGGATCGGTCCCGTAAGAGTGTCGGCTCCTCCAGCGTGTGACAGAGAAGCAGCCGCCCAGATCAGATAATTGCCGGGAGAGCGGACGATGAACGACCCTCCGGAATCTGGATTGCCGGAGTCGTTGTAATCCAGATCGACCATGAACGCGACAGCCGAAGCGAAGTTGAAGTAGGAGATCGGATCGCTGCTCGTCATATCACATTCGTATCCTGCATGGAACGTACTGAACCGCTGCACGTCGAGCGTCGTCGCAAAGATCGTTGGGAAGTCCGCATCCGAGTCGTCGATCCCTCCCAATAGAACAAACCCACTCGTAGCCGTTACATCTCCAGCCGTTCCGGTTGCATAGGACTTGATTAGCTGCCAGCTACCGTAGCTCGGTCCCCAGACATCCATTGCAGCGGGAGTAGGGAAACCGGGATCATAAGCAGCGCGGCAGGGGAACTCCGTTGAGCAGTAACCGATGGCGTTCTGAGCAACCTCGTCACCCTTATTGAAGTAATAAACTTGTCCAGTACGAGAGCCACGAGCAAGACCCGTATCGGAGCTACGAGTCGTTCGACGACCGAGAAGATAATCCCCATCCCCATCCGTATCAGAGCCGTAGATTTCAATGCAGCCGTAGGGGATACAAGTCGATGCCGACGTATTCTTCCATCGGGTCGGAGGAGCAGCTTGCGGAGGACGATATGGAGGACGAGAGACAGGGAACTGACGAGCCTCGAAGAACTCCGTCGAAGGACCAGCGGCATCTCCATAATCCCGCCATGTGACGGAATGGATTCCCGTACCGGGAAGGATCGTCTTGGGGAAGCCGCGATACAGACGGCGGGTCGTCTTGGAACATTCTTGCAGGCGAATAGCAGCTAGAGCGGAGAGTTGCGTAGCTCGATCTGCAATATTAGTCGATGTACCGGGGTACTCCAGATTCTCCCAGATCGTGAAGTAGGTTCCTGCTACGGCTCCTGATAGGCCGGAGGAAGTCGAGACGGAATGATAATCCTGATAGCCTTTGGTGTAGGAATCCGTGATTGGGAAATTGATGATGATCTTCTCCGGCAGATTTCCGGCACTGGCGGAGGAAGGAGCGTAGGAGGAGATGAAACGGGAATTGAGAGCGGAGAAGTCGATCGCTCCATACTCGACGATCGAGAAAGCATCCGTGATCGGATTGTAGACGAGCGTACATTCCAGTAGCTCCAGGATGTCGTTGTAGGCTTCCCAAGCCGTTCGATCTCCGAGATAGACGATGGGAGGAGTCCCGGTCGGAGTGTAAGGCAGGGCTGGAGCGGAGATCAACGTCGGGAAGGTAGACCAGAGATCGGAGAGGACTCCTCCGTAAGTCGTGGCTTGGTAGGGAGCGGTAATCGCCTTAGACATTATGAAGTTGACACGACGATCTGAGACTTCAACCAGATACGGGCAGTTGTCGGAAGGGGTATCAGGATCGTTGGCGTAGAGAGCCGTGATCGAACATACGATCAAACGAGTCAAGATCGTTGTATCGTTGTTGACCGGCTTATCGGCAACAATCTTGAACGAAGCTGAGACGTTTGAAGAATCCGCCAGCGTTACCGCATCGGATTTTCTGAGAAGAAAATACCCCTTACCCGGTTCTCGTCCACGAGTCAGACAGAAGGAGTTCGCCTTCCCGAACCAGTGAGCCGTCTGCCAGCCTTTGCGAGTCGCTTCCTTCCATAAGTTAGCGGCGTCGAGGCATTGCAGACCCCCCAAAGTAATGGAGACGATATTCGACACATAGATACCCCTTGAGTTTTTTGAGAAGAATTATTTAGAGTTAATTAAATCTTTGAATCGTTCTTTCCCTTCTTCACTTTTGTAATAATCATCGACAGCCTGCTGGATTGCTTCCACTAGCTTTTCATCCTGCATGAAACCATTGAGTAATAGGAAGCTACTAGCAACACGATGATCTTCTCCAAACCTCACATCAAAACCCCGAATTAGCATCACAAGTGATCCCTTCCAAGAACGACCGTAAAGGGTCGTCTCAAAGGGTCTCAACAGATTCATCCTATCCTCATAAGTCGCACTCACTTCAACCTCCTAGCGATGAACGCTAATTTCTTCTTGAGCGAGAGATTGGAGGATGGCCGGACTCCCGCTCTCGTCCCAGCCATCTGAATCGGTTTATGATCTCCGCCTACGATTTTGTGGTCATACCTCCAGCTAGCCAAATGCCTTAATCGAAGCGGTAGAGCAGAGAATACTTTTGAGAGCGTAGGTTTCTTTTTGTGACGATGATCATAGATCGTGCGGACTCCCTTGAGTTCTGCAACTGCGCCCCACCTGCGAGACTTCGAGAATCGTTGGCGAAGGCTCATTTGGCTTTGACAATCTTGAGACTGGGTTTGAACTTGCTTCGCTTTGGCTTGAGCGTTTTTCGTCCGAGTAAATGCTCTCGGTAATTTTTTGCTCCGTAGAGTCCTCGCATCTGCTTCCATCCAGCGGCTTGAGATTTGACACTAGAACCCATATGTGTGTTGTAGTTCCGCTGCCCTTGAAGGATGCTATGAAGTTTGCGGGTTGAGTCTTTCATCTTTCTTCTCCAGAAAAAACCCGGAGGGTTTCAATAAAGGTTCGGTCAAAGACCGCTTCAGTCGTAGTAATTCGTGAGAATCTGGCGATACTTTTTGCTACCGACTCGCTTCCGTTCTTCTCGTCGATATAAAGCGAGAGTTTTTCTTCCTGACTTCCCGGCAAAGGTAGTTCCATGCTTGGCTTGTCTTGTCAAGACGTGGAGTAGCTTATGAGTGTTCCGCTTGAGCGTCATGCGACTTTCCTTTTCAAACCGATTTGTAATGCTAGTTGTGATCCCGGTTCCGGCTCGTCTGCAACTAACGAAGGCTTCCCGTCCGAAGTCGGAGACATGGCCGGGGGAGCTTCGCTGGCAGGAATGTCCAAGAGCGAAAAGGGGATGATCTCGTATTGGTCGTCTCCGAAATTCATCTTTGAGCCGATCTTGAAAACGAACTTATCAGCATCTCCGATCAGCCGGTTGACTTCCTCCTGCAAGATCGAGAAGAAAGCTTCTTGAGCGATGGATCGCCCGTTACCGCCTCCCATCGGGCCTGTCGCTTCAGGACGAGCCATCTCAGGCGGGATACCCATCCCCTTGAGTTCTTCGTCGGATAAGAGGTTGCCTAGCTCCATGAGGCTCTCAGGGATCGGCTGGACGGTCGGGGGGATGACTTCCCATTGACGAGTACCAGCAGCGTCGGTGGTATTGGGCATTGCCCAGCTACCCCCGGTCTTCATCTTATCCAGGATTTCCCGCATCATATCCTTTGCCTGTCTTATCTCATACTGGCCTGGACCGATCTCGACCTTCTGAGGACCAGGGGGATAATAGCCGCCTCCGCCCTGGAAAGCGTACTTATGGAAGAACAGCCTACGGGCATCCCGGTAGCCACCGTCCGTCCAGGCTTCGAGCCAGGGAAGGTATGCCCCCTTCAATCGGCTCTCGCCGTACCAAGGATGGACTTCCCGGCTATGGACGTGCCAGAAGACTTTCGGAGTCAGGAGTTTGAGCTTAGCAACTCCCTGAGAGCCGTAGCCACGGTTATTACGGATATTCGCTCCGACCAGCATCCCGTTGACCGTCAGGGCGCGACAGTCAAGGAAGTGCAGGTACTTGAGATCGTCGAAGTCTACCGTCCCTTTGGTCTCGTCCATTTTCCAAAGGATTTCACAGCAGGAAGCTCCCCATTCGAGAGCTTTTAATGCTCGGATGGAAGCGTTGCGCCAGAAGCGGGAGACGTTATCGACGAGCCATTGCTTGACCTCCGGCTGGTTGCATTTGATGTAGAAGCGGGACTTCGCCAAGATCGGGCCTTTGATGAGCCAGAGACCAAAGCGGATCGTCGGATCGGAGAGCATCTCGACGATGGTACGGACGGTGAACAAGGGAGCGCGGCGATAGACCTCGTAGGGGTACAAGTAAGCAGCCGGGAGATAGTCACGAGTGACTGGCGGCTGATCGGCCTGGAAGGGGAGAAGGTTCTGATCCATGACTACAATCCAAATTTGTTGCTGAGACGCTGATACTCGGAGCCTGACGGAAGCGATTTGACTCCGCGTCCTCCGGTCATCGCTCGGCCTGTTCGGATACGAGCAGCAATCATCTTCCGGGTGTATGTCCCCTTCGGATTATTCATCAGCCTAGATGCTCGATTCCCTTTGAGATTGAAATGCTCCTTCGCGTATTTCCGAGTTGCTGACTGAACTCGTTTGACGAGAGTCTTGCTCATTTGGTTTGCTTCGCTCTTAAAAATTCCGCAGCGATCCGATCCGCCTGATCTTCTGATTCACCGAGAACCAGCATCCTCATTTGCTTGTATTCTAGCTCGGACATCGAATTGATTGAACCGTGATAATAGCGGTGGGTTAAGCGGATTTGAGGAAGGGATTCCAGCAGCAGGAATTGCTCGATACGGGTTAGCTGGAAGGGGTTGAGTCCATACCAAAAACCGACTTCAAATAGGGATCGAATTTTTTTTTAAAGTAGTCGTAGGCGGAGTCGATAGTGAGGATGAACTGCCAAATTTGGGAGACGGATAGATCGACTCCCCCATAGCCGACTTTGAGCCACTCGTGAGTCTTGGCGGCTCGCTCGACTCGATCTTCTGTCTCCTTATAGAGGCGGTCGAGGAATAGACGGGCTTCGATGACATCGACTGTGATCGGTTCTTTGCCTTCTCCCAGACCGAACTCGATTAGCATTTCGGGGATCGAGACGGAGAATTTTTCAGGAGCAAGCGTGCTAGCGTTATCAGGCATGATTTAATTCTCCGGGACTTGAACTAATGCGGTATGGCCGGGAGGAACCGTCTTGGTATCGAATTGGACGGATAAATTTCCCCGATTGGGAATGTCGGAGATGTCATACAGGTAATACCATGCAGAACCATAAACGGCAATCCCGCCGATCGTTCCGACTCGCTTCGAGGGGACCAGCGACCAGCGGAGGAGATGCGGCTCGTAAGAACCGTCTCCGACTGTCTTGATTTTGGGGATCGGACAAGGATATCCAATTCGCAGGGCTCGCCCTCGCATCACGAGATAGATCGGGGAAGGACCACGAGAGTAGACGTGAGCAAAAGTCTGACCAGCGACAGCGGTCGATCCTCCGGTCGGAGTCGATAGCTGGAATGATTTTCCGTTGAGGTCGATTGTCGGGGGTTTGGTATCGTCTTGTGTTCCAGGGACAGTGACAGAAACAGCTTGAGTATCGGCAGAACATTCAATAGAGTTTTCAAAGAGCGTCCAAGAGGATTTTTCTGGAGGAGAAGTAGGAGCAAAGGAGACCGGAAGGGTCGTAACGCGAGCGGGATTAGGAAGCGGTGGGACTTGGACGGTTCCGATATTGCTGGTATCGGAGCGGCAGAAGTCTACGATTGGAGAGTCGTTAGTGTTATCGACCAGACCGGCGAAGCCGCGAGGACCGATCACGCTTTTGATCGAGTTGACCCAGCGAGGCCATGACCAGCCTGTCCCAGCGGAACCGGCAATCCCTGGATCAATGAACATCCGGCTTGTAACCAGGAATTGAGAGTAGGTCGTGCTGAATTCGATTGCTAGCTGGAAAGAAAACTGGCGGGCATAGATGGATTCGCGGACGCGAAGCGATCGGATGATCGGCTTGGTTACGAAATTGGTCTGGCCGATAAAACCCAGACGACCAGCAGCAACCATCTGGAAGATTTGCCAGGGCAGACCACGGCTCTGATTGGGATACATGCGGATCACGACTGAGAGCGAAGTCACCCAACGAGTTGTAGGGTAAGCTTTCTGATCGTCGTATTCGCCGGGAGAGTGCAGGGGAGCGATTGAGGGAGCGGAGCCTTTGGAAGTCAGAGAGCCTTGCGGGTTGACGGGAGAGATTTCCTGATCGGCCTGGATGTTCTCGACACCATCGGGGTAAGCAAACTCAGAGTCGATCTCTTTATCGACAATCACGAAGTTCATCAGCTTGCGATCTTCGGAGACTTGATAATTGTCGGAGCGTTTGAAGCCGCCAGGGACGGGAAAGCTGAGTACGTCGCGGGCAGCTTCCGCCGTGGCGGTGATTCGACGACCGTTGCGAGCGACTCGAATCTGTAGCTGGCCGCGAATCGTGCGCGTCGTAAGACGGCGCTCATCGAGCGACCAGACGACTCCGAAAGCGAACTCTCCGAAGGGACCGGGTGAAGCTCCGGTTGGATCGCCCTGACAGTCGATCAGAGTAAAGGAGCAGGACCAGATCAATTGCAGAGCTTTGTTATCTCCAACCGGCTCCAGAGTCTCGATATGTGGCTTAGGACCGAAGTCGATATCGTAGACCAGCGTCGTTCCGGCAGCGGGAGTATTGAGGGTGGTATCGGAAGTGATCGTCATGTTTCCGAAACCGACTTGATTGAGAACAAGGTAAGAGCCGTAGGTCGAGAGCCGGGTACGGAGAGCCGGAATGTAAGCCGACATATCCAGCGAAGCGGTAGGAGCAGAGCCAGCGTCGAAAGCCATGACTTCGGAGGTCAGGATGGCCTGGACGGTTAGAGTGTACTTTCGCTTCGTAACCGTCCGACCGGAGATATCGGGAATTTCCTGCTGAGTAATTGACCAATGCGACTGAGCCGGAAAGACGAATCCGTTGTAGGCGATCTGGGATGTAGCAGGTAGGCGAGGCATATAGCAAAGCGATCAAAATACTCCAGGTGGAATCGCTCCTTGAGGATTGAACGTCGAAGGACCGACCGGATTGAATTGCAGGGTATTAGGATTAGGAGTCAGGAGGTTGAGCAGAGCATCGAAGCCGCCTTTGTCATTCTCATTTACATCGACCAGTTTACCTAAGAGGATCAGAATCTCAGAGAGTCCCCAGGTGAAATAAGCCAGAGCAGCACGGAAGACCACTTCCCAAAATTCGGGAGGAAGTTGGGAGAGCAAGCGACCTAGCAGCTTGAGCGGAGCGAGGATGCCCTTGAGAATTTCGATGATCGTCTCGAAGGCAGGACCGAAGACGTTAACGAAGTCGGCCAGGATTTCTTGAATCTCCTGGAGGATGTCTGTCACCTTCTGCATGATCTGAGCGAGTTCGGGACCGGCAGTCTCTGCGACGTACTGACCCGTCTGGACTTGAGTGACCTCTCGCTCGGCTAGAGCTTGCTGGATATCGCCGGAGTAAGTCTCCGCAATATCGGTGAGCTTGGAGAGGGCTTCCCCGGCTGCGACGGCTCCGACGATCAAGGCTCCGAAAGGTCCAGTTGCTTCGACAGCGGCTCCGGCTGCGATGCCTGCTCCGGCTCCCAGAACGGACGAGCCGGTTGCAGAGCCGACTCCAGCAGCAGCGGCGGTTCCCACGACTTCGGGGGTCAGGAGGCTCTTGAGCTTGGCAAATAAGCCGTCTGGTTCTTTGGCTTCCTTATTCCCCTTACGCATGATCTTTTCCAGATCATCCATATGCTCCTTGAAGTCTTTAACAGCCTTAGCTTCAGCCTCAAAGTCGGGCAGAGACCCTAGCGGGTCTTCTGAAGAAGAAGATGAACCGGCTTTGGCTCCGCCGAAGAAGTCGGCGGGAGACATCCGTTCTTGTTCTTCAGGGCTGCTTTTTTTGTTCTTCTTGCCTCGACCCATCGGATCGGCATTTGCGCCAGCCCAAGGCTCCATAGGCGGAGCAGCGAAGGGACCGTAAGAGCCGGAGGGCTGCTGGAAGGCAGCTTGCCCCTTGGGATCGAGATGCGGGTAGCGGCGATAGAACCGCTTGGACTCCTCCTCCAGATTGGACGGGCCTTTGTCGCCGGAATCGACTAACTCAATTTTGAGGCGGGCTTCTTCGGCCATAGGAGAAGAATCCTCCTATGCGAGAGTGAAGAACTTGTTGACCGACGAAGCGGTAAAGGGGAGAGCTACAAATTGCAGCGGGATACGCCGGAGACGGGGAGCCAGTAGATGCGAGACATTGAATCCGGGAGCAAGGACAGCGTTAGTAAACGTAGCGGTCGTAAAGCTGGGAGCGCCAGCGGCAGCGGGCGTATTGGCGACGGCAGTCAAAACTAACGCGGCGGATTTGGTAGAGAGCAGCGAGCCGATAATCCCAGCGTCCATCACTCCGAAGACGGTCCCCAAGAACCAGTACGAGGAAAGGACTTTGCCCCATTCCGTGAGCGTGAAGTCGATTGTCATGTAGCCGGAGACTCCTCGCATGACGGCATCCTGAGTCGTGTCTCCGAAATTGTCTCCCCGGATTTCCTCGACGGCTTTGGAATAAGAGAAGCGAATCCCGTCCTCGATCTGACCGAGAGACGTACCTCCCAGAGTTACGGTATAACCGCCTGAGATGAACGTGAAATTGAGTTGGTCAACGGCGACGGACATTGTTTACTTTCCAAATTCTTTCGGGAATCGCTTGTAGGAATTGCGGAGCCATTTTGCGCCCTTGGTTCCTAGATGGGATCGAGTTTGGCGGAGGTCTTTAGCGAATGATTTTCGATCGAAGCCGCGATACTTCGCGTGATACTCCCTTCGAGCTTTGAGACCTTTTATCAGTCGCTTGGTTCCAGTCTTCATTCTTCTTCCTCCGCTTCAGTGTCTTTGATCGTCTGAGAGCAGTCGTAGCAGGTGCAGGCGACCGGCTCTGCCGTCAGATGCTTAACCTTGGCTCGCTTCCGTCCGCAAGCGATGGAGAACGCTTTATGCGGCTGGAGATTGGAGCCGTCGATCTCGCCAGCAGGATCGGGTACGAGCAGATGGATGATCTCCAGACGAGTCAGGTGTTCGGTGGACTTACACTTCGGGCATTGGTGGGAATCAGGAGCGTCGATGTCGAGGAAGAAGCAAGTCTTCCGCCAGTAATCGGCAGCGAGACATTCCGGGGAATCGCAGCGGAACGGTCGGAGACGTTTGCCGGTTGCTTCGATAGTGGCTTGTTCGGTGGTCATACTTTTGCAAAGGGAGATCGACCCTCTCGTTTAATCGAGTCTCGATAAGATTTTTTCCCTACTCGGAATTGAGACTCCCGATGATACCGATTTTGACCCTTGCGATCTCCTTTTCGACGAGATAGCTGCCATCGGAATCCCTTCATCAGCCTTTTCGTTCCGGTTCTCATTCTTCCTCCGTTATGTCGGCTCCGACTGCCTGGATTCTTCTTGCTCCGCCAAAATAAGCGGTCATCGTCCAGGCGGCAATGGATTCTGATTGTGCGGTGCTAAATATCCAATCGCCGGTACGAGGGACGGGAGCGGGATCGTTCCCCTGCCAGCGGAGGTATTCGATGATTGGTCTCGTGTCGAAGTCAGGTAGGAGAGCATTGGCTTGTTGGATCAGTTCAGGGCGTTTGTGCAGGGCGATGATGATCTTTCGCAGGAGTGGCTCGAAGCCTTTGAGGTTCTTGAGGAATAGCTCCTTCATCTTGACATCTTCAGGAGCGATCGGGGCACGAAGCGTAATCGTGACTCCGATATCGTAGACCTCGTCTAAAATCTCCATCCCGTCAGGGATGTCTCCGGGTTTCCAAGCCAGCGGGTGGATTGCCACGAATCGCTTGCCGAAATTGGGATTAGGTTGACCATCTTCTTGGCACTGACACTCGTTATCGGTAAAGCCTACGTCCGGCTGGCGCAGGCGGTCTTGAACGGCTTGGAGGACGGCGGCTAAGGACATTCATTCTCTACTTCCCTAACCTCTCGGCAAAGTATTTGACGGTGGACTTCCCCGCTTCGACCAGAGCTTCATTGAGCCAAGGGCGGATTCGAGATTGGGGAGGCCAGAAGGGACGCATCTTGTGTTGATACCCGGCATAAGGGACTTTCGAGCCAATGGAAATTTCGCTCTGACTGACCTCGAAAATCTGATCTTGTGGGAAGGTGTAGCTGACTTCGTTTATCCTGCCAGGGGTCAGGGATTTAATCAAGCGGTCGGAGACTCGCATAATATCGACTTTCCGATTGCCCAGGGTCTCCAGCCGGGTTTTGGCTCCCATCGACTTCAGGACTGCCCAGGCGATTTGGGAGGCTTGAGCTTTGGCTTTGGCTTCTCCGATCTTGGAAGCGAGGCGCTTGAGATTGGAGAAGAAAATCCCCCGCCATAATTTGTCTTCCCCCGGAGTGAGCAGACCGCGTACCCTCTTGCCAACGATCCCAACTCGCTTGAGTTCGCCCTTAGTGATGGGCCTAGCGGCGATGGTTTCCCGCTTGAGCGGTCTCCAGGAGTATCCCAGATCGTCGGTTCCTCCTTTGCTCTTGATGAGCCACTGGCGGTAGATTTTCTGAAGAAGAAAGTAGGCTAAGTGAGTGCGGAAGAATTGGCCGATTTTGTATTCGTCGGGGAGTCGTCCATCGAGGATGCCGGGGAGCTTGTGCAGGAGGGCTTTGAGTTGACGCTTGGAGCCTCGATATTTTACGGCTGTCTCCATACCCTAATGTACTATCGGAAGAGGTTATCGTATCCGAGCCATTGCGGGTCGTTGTCTTGACGGTCGTAAGTTCCACCGACCTGAGTTACAGGCTGGACTCTGACCTTAGCCGTCGTGAAGTGATCGTCAATTCTGTAGTTCGAGAGCGAGGGACACATATTGCCACGGTTCGCTAGACCGGGGACTTGCAACTGACCGGCTTGGATTCGCTCCAGGATTGCTAGGACTCGCTGATACTCGTCCTCGTACTGGCCTGGATCGCCCCGACGCTTGGAGAGGAAGTAGCAACCGACTTTCGTTGCCCAGCGGCGGACGATCTTGGAAGCTTTGAGATCGACCGGCTCATACCAGTTTTCCAGGTACAGGTAGATCGTCTGGGAAGCTTCGTCGATTACGTCTTGCAGGGAATCGGTCTGATCGTCTCCGGTTCCGTCGTCATCCAGCCGGAGATCGACGCCGGTACGAGACCAGACCCGCTCCAATTCGGCGCGTGTCGTTAAGTCGTAGAGTGTCGGATCGGCGACGGACATTATAGCGGCAAGTCTCCATGACTCTTAAGACGTTGTTTCGTTTGTCGTGGTCGTAGCTTTCTCGACCCTCGAAGGAATTTTGCTAATACCCGGCGATGAGTTCCGGGATGATATGCGGCTTGGTCTTGTTTCCAATTCTTCAAACCAGCGATTAGCCTAGATGTTCCTTTTCTCATCTTCAAACTCCGAAAGGCCGGTTCGAGGCTGGGAACACCCGCTCCCACTTGATCGCGTAATTCGATGCACTGACTACAATCTTATACCTGCTGCCATCAGATAAAGAAACGGCTGATAAGTCAACAGTCCCTCGGTAATGCCCATTGTCGATGGAGATTCCCCCGTCTCCGACATGAGGCATCGAGACTGCCGTTGCGCCGGAGAGAGCATTCCCGCTCGAATCGTAGATTGTGAAAGTCAAGATGGCATCGGTAACAGCAACATTCGTCAGAGCGTTCTTGAGCGGCTCCGTCGTGAATACGTCGAGCGAGTTGTCGAGGGGGATGAAGTCGATCATGCGTCAATCATCGAGAGCTAGCTTGGCCTGATAATGCGGCTCGATCGAGAGCTTGGATTGGTAATGCGGTTCAATGGCAAAATGAGACAGGAGGGAGATGCCGGGGGGAGTGGGACCGGCAGACTCGTAACCTTGGGTGATTGGAAACCCGGACAGGAAGCCTTGCGTGATGATCGTATCGGAAGGAAGCATATACCCCTTTGAGTTTTGTGAGAAGTATTATCGGGTAGTTTTCAGGGAACGGACCAGCTTTCGGTAACGGCCTGCATTTCCTCCTCGACGTTCGGAGCGGTGCATCCTAGAAACCTCTGAACGACTATGACCGATCCCGCCAACATATTTATTGCGGATCGAGCGAAGATTTTTTATCAGCTTTTTGGTTCCCGATCTCATTGCGGAGTCCTCGTGGATGGAGCGGTTACGGAATCGAGCAAGAAGGAAGTCACGACAGTCACGTTATCAGAAGCGTAGAGAGTCAAGACTTTGGTTGTACGGTTGATCGCCCATTTGCCGAAGCCTTGAGCGCGGGCAGCGTTGAGACAGTCAGCCAGAGTATGGGCAACGTTTCCCGTCGAAGGGATAGCGAGGTCTTTGATGGCGAAGTTGTCGTAAGCATCGACGATCCGAGTCCCATTGCAGAATAAAATTTGGGGTGGGATGTCTACGCGGTGGGCGTTAGGAGCGGGAGTCGCATCGTAAGCCAGGACGAAGTAGGTTCCAGCACTCGCCAAGAGAGCGGCAGGGAAGGTTGCTCGGAACAGGCCGGTTCCGGTTCCGTTGGTCATGGTCGTCTCTTGAGTGAGCGTGATCGCTCCGGCTGGGAATTGGGCGTCAGTTGTAGCGGAGAGCAAAGTCAGGGTTGCTCCTGAACCACGATAGACTCCTAGACCGCCTGACAAGGTTCCGAAGATCAGAGCCTTGGTAATCGTCTTGTTGGCGTCGATAAATTGAATTTCGTTTGCCACGACTGATTAAATTTAAAACACCTTTGCGAGTTGTATTGCTACATTGATGCTGGCACTGTTCCAAGCGACCACAGCTTGCAGATAGAGCGTCGTATCCGCCGACGTACTGAAAATTCGTTTGAGTAGAGTAGCATCGGGAATAAATCCTAGAAGATTTGCACCGATAGTCAGAGCTACTACAACGTCTACTCCTCCGTCCGTCGTGCCGATCCTCAATCCGCCAGTGATGGCGTTGCCGGTGGTGTTATTGATGTAGATGCCGGTAATGGCATGGTTCTTTGGGACCGTGACCGTACCGTTTGCGGCAAGCGTGGCTTGAATCGTTTTAGTGGCGTAAGGATCATAACCCATATTTTCACAGACTCCGATCTATTGCACATTCCAATTCGTACCGTCCCAAACAAATTCCTTATAATCTCCCGCTGACATATTGACGGTCGTAACTGCTGATGCGTCGAAGATATTGTCGCTTCCAGCGCGAGAAATAACCAGCGTGCCGCTGCCAGCGTGCTTCACACCAACCCAAGCTCCTGACGCTCCAGCCGGTAGTGTCCAGGTAGTTCCGCTGCCGGTGTAGACGTAGGGCGTGTTATTGGTAAGCGTAGCACTAGCAGTATTGATGCGTGAGATTGCGGCGCGAGCAGTGGACAGTGTTCCGCTGGTCGGCAGCGTTACATTGGTCGCACCCGTCGTTGTTAGCGTAAGAGCGTTCGCGCCGGAAGTCGTAAAGGCTGCTGCCGTCGTTATGTTGCCCCCAAGATCAATCGTCTTGTTGGCGTCGTTCAGCTTGAAATTCAGCGTGCGCTCGTCGTTATTGCTGGCGTCGGGAAATGCGAGGATGATGTTGAAGCCCGAACTGCAGCTAAACCCGGCAGACCCATCGACTGAGAAATTACCGCCAATGGCTAAATCACTCGCTACGGTCATTCCGCCATCGGCTGTGACAGCCCCATGCAGTGTAGATGTCCCAGTAACGTAAAGATTGCCATCGGTCTTGATTGTGCTTGCGGCGGAGCGGTAGAGGTTGGCCGTAGCATCGCTGTCGGAGAATCGAATTTTGTTCGCTACGATCTCTTGCGCGCCATTGCCAAGCACGAGCCGGTCGCTGGCGTTGAGTTTTGCCAGAGCGATGTAGCCGTTACCGGCGAAGTTCAACTGTTTGAGAGCATCGCTGTTGTTAAGAGTATTGACCAACGGGCCAGGCAAGAAAAACACACCACTCTGGAGCGTAGCATAGGTGCTGTTACCAGCCTCGTTCGTCCATGTGAATTGCGTAGCGGCAAACGTGCTACTAATAACGCCAGCTTCTGTACAGGACATGCCCAGTGCTCGTCGCTCTACGTTTGATGGGGTACGGAAAATTATGAATGCTTCGTCTTGGAAAACTCCAGGGCTTGTCTCGTAGTGATTCTCAAGCTGTACCCAAACACCGCTTTTCGTAATGTCCTTACTCGTACCGACATTCGTACCGATCTGTATAACGTGATCCCCACGTGATGCCACTACGTTCGTGCCGACCGTTGATGTAATAGTAAATGGGAGTGAGCCGTCGCTGATACTCGTATGACCTTTAAAGAGATCAATTCCGCTACCGTCAGTAGTTCCGACTGTAATGAGTGAAAGAAAAGATGGACTCGCGGTTGTACGGATATCCTGAATAGCGTTTAGCACGCTACCGCTTGTGCTGAGGCTTGTTCCGATTGACGTAGTACCAGTTCCTCCATTAGCGGCAGGTAGCGTGCCGGTGACTCCGGTTGTAAGTGGTAAACCAGTACAGCTTGTCAATGTACCTGAAGATGGCGTCCCAAGAATGGGCGTCACAAGTGTAGGCGATGTAGCGAATACCACAGCACCACTACCCGTCTCGTTCGTAAGCAAAGTGGCTAGATTGGCTGAAGATGGAGTTGCTAAAAATGCAGAAGCTCCAGAAGCCAGTCCACTAACGCCTGTACTAATTGGAAGTCCAGTGCAGTTAGTCAATGTGCCGGAAGAAGGAGTACCTAGAACTGGGGTAGTAAGAGTTGGAGAAGTCAGAGTCTTATTTGTTAGAGTTGCTGTACCGTCAATCGTATCAAAGCCCCCAGTAGCGTTGACGTTGTTTCCTAGAGCGGTTGCGACTCCTGTACCGAAAGAGGTAATCCCTGTTCCACCATTAGCGACAGGCAGAGTTCCTGTAATAGCAGAAGTCAACGAGATATTTGTAAGCGTATTGGATGATCCAGAGATTGTCTTACTTGTGAACGTCTGAACGGTAGAAAGATCAGCGATCGTTCCTGACGGGACTGTCTTTGTTCCCCAGGAGTCGATAGTCGATCCATTAGTAATCCCGTACCCAACAGCAGTCGTCGGGGTCGATCTGACTTGAGACCAAAGAACTCCGATCTGGGGACCGGGGCCGGAGGAGAAAGTTCCCGTTCGTGAAGGAGACTTCGAGACTTGCTCGTATATCCAGCGGCCTTGCTCCTTCTTCGCTCGATAGCGATAAATAAAGCCGTCGCTCAAAACACCTTCGTATAAATCTTTCTCGACTCGAAACCATTGAATCCAGAAAGGCTGCTTAGGAGTAACCGGGTTTTCGACAACCGCCTCCGGTCTAACGACCGTATTTTCTGGAGAAGAAAGAGAGAACATCTTCTCGGATTCGGCTTGCGAAGCTCCGGTTGGGAATGGACCGATCCGCTTTTCGTAAGATGCGATCCAATCGGAAGCGATCTCCTGCTGCGCTTGGCGGAGATCGAGATCGCTGGAGCAGACTAGATCATGAAGCTTGTTCTCCAGCTTGTCTTTGAGCCTTGCTCCATACCGACCTGCATAGGACTGAGGCCAGAGATTCTTAAGATCGTTGGAACCTCCGAGTTCTAACGGGATTAGATGATCGACTTCGTACTGAGACCGATCAGACCAAGGAATGCCGTAAGAGGCAAAGACTTTCTTTTTGAGTGATTCGGGGACGTTACGGACGCGAGCGGTATAGCCGGGACGGGAGAGGTCATCGACGCCAATCGTGGGGAAGTAAGCCCCTGGAGTTTTAGTAGGGTCGGGGAGGACTCCGGGAGTGGTGACGGATCGAGAATCGGTAGCAGGTCGGGAAACCGGGGACAGAGCAACGGACGATGAATCATTGATCCAACCGCCATCAGGCGCAGGGGAACAGCCTCCAACGAGGAAGATCGAAAGCAGGATTGGCAGGAGCCAGCGGTTCATTTTCTTCTCAAGAAATAGTGACCAACAAAAGTCTCGATTCGAGGTTTGCCTAGCCGTTTTCGCAGATCATTCTCCCAATTCGTGAGGATGCAATTTGAGAGCGGATCGGTCGTCATTTGAACCAGCAGCGTACCTAACGGAATCCACACGGCGATACTCATCCAGCCATAACCGGGCCAGACGCTATCCCAAAGTTTCCACACCACAACCGGCATTGCTAAGCCAGTCACAAGGACAGCGATGCAGCCGATGAAATGAAAAACGACCAAAAACATAAGCAGTAGTTTCATACCCGGTTTATTGGAGACGGATCAAAGGATGACCGATCAGAGCCATCAGCAGGCTGATGAGCAGTACCACGACCAGTATGACGAAGATTACGCGAATGACCTGAAAGGCCAAAGGCGGTCCCCAGCCTTGCTTTTCGATATAGCCGATCAAGAACCAGAGCAAGCCCAACACGACGGCTCCAATCAGCAGCCCCAGAATCGTTGAGACAATTCCAGCCAAGCTTACGTCGATCACGGCCAGAGAGAGAGTAATCATATTATTTTCCTTTCCAGAAAAATGTACCCGGACGGTAATCCGTCAGGGGTGTTAGTCGTCGCTGTAGATTTCTTCCCAGCGGTGATTCTTCTTGTAGTCCTTGGAGAAGTCAGTTTCGGGGAACGCTCCGACGTAGGCCCAATTACGGAGGTACTTGAGTTGGCGATGGTCTCCGCTGATGACTTGCTTGATCTCGAATAACTGAATCGTAGCAGTCACGAGAGAGCAAGCCAGGAAGACAGCGGTCCCGATGCCGATGCCGAAGCGTGTGTTTTCGTTGATGGTCATTGATGCAACTTTGCTAATTGTACGATCAGACTGGCGAGACCGAGAACGACTGAGATAGCAACTCCGATCCAGAGAGCCGTGGTTGCTTGACCTCTTTCTTGTGCTGTGTCCTTGCCAAGCAATGAGCTACGATACTTTTCTAACTCGGCTACCTTGTTCTTGACTTCCTCCAATCGCTCCGCTTCGGAATTGAATCGGGACTCGACTTCCTGACGCGGCATCGTTGCCTTGTTCTGCTCATCCAGCTTGCGGGAGAGATCGTTGTGCGTTTGATTATAGGACTTCTGCGCTTCTTCGGCTTTGGTGATCGCTTTCTCGGAGGCGGCAAAGGCAGCGTCGGTAAGTTTCTGCTGAGCGGCTAACGCAGCGTTGACTGCAACCTCTGCTGATTTAAATTGCTGATCGTATCTGCGATCTCGCTCCTCATAGCGTTTGTCTCGCTCGTCATAACGGCGGTCTCGCTCGTCGAGCTTGGTCTCGATGATCTCACGAGTCAGGGCGATCAAACCGTTTTCTCTGCTCGTAAGTTGGGGTTGTTCACTCATGTATCCGGCTTGTACTCAGGCAGGATTAGGTCAATAAAAAAGCCGGGTCGAAGGCGTATTCATCCGACCCGGCTCCTCAAGGAGACTCCCGGTGAGCATCAGACCGGGATCAGAGATTATTCATAACGGAAGTAGACTCCGCTGGTTTGGTTGCTCTATGTCCGGCCAACGTAATCGGCGGTTACGAGATCGAACGTACCCGCTGCCGTACCGTTGGTGGAGTGCAGGATCAAAGGCTGGTTGATGTCGGGCGTGACGAATAGCGGCTTACCGCCACTGGAGTAGGTGTTACGGACGGAGACCGTGGGAGTCAGGTTCCAAAGGGCTTGCTCGGTATCAGCAGCGACTCCGAAGAACCAGACATCCTGACCGATATTGAATCCGCCTGTCGGGACGTTGGCCGTCAAGGTGATTGCTAGCGTTGCTACCGACGAGACGACGTACAGGTTGTAGATACCCGTCGTCGGATTCTTGATGACGAGGTAGTCGTTCGCAGCGATGGCGTTGACGGCGGCAGGTATCTCCCCGTAGGGGCTGGCGAGCATGGAGCTAGCCGGAGTGCCGGGATCGGCTGTAAGATTGATGACCGCCTGGGCAGCGGCAGCGGCGGTGGAGAGCGTTGTATGGCCCAACGGACGCATGACCGTGATCGTGTGAGCCGTCGAGCCTAGAGAATAGGCAAGATAGGTTAAGGCGGTACGATAGCCGGAATAGGGCGGGATCACAACGTCAATGACCGTGTTCGCGCTTTGCGTCTTACCGGCTGCTCTGTAGGAAGCCACTGAGTTGAAGAAGAAGCCCATAGGGATACCTGTCTGAGTTTTGTGAGAAGAATTATTTGCGTTTTCGAGGCTTGCGTTTTGGTTTTCCGCCGTAAGCTTCAGGATGGTTTCGACGGGATACCTTTTCCCAGAAGTCAGCAGAGCTTTTGTTAAGTTTGATGAGGCGAGTCATCAGTAAATGACCGTGGGGCTGAAGACGCAATTCGGGACGTACAAAGCCGGGAGGCCGTTGAGGACTGCTTTTAAGTCCCAGCCTGCCGGGTCGATGACCTGAGTCGTCCAGGCGGCGAAGCCGAATCGCTCCGTCCCTTGATCGAGAAGGTTTTCCATGACAAGCTCGGAGCCGTTCATCCAGGAACACCAATCGAAATCGACGGCGGGCAGGATCACGGCTCGGTTGTCCGGGATGACCTTGATGTTGTTTCCGGCGTAATCGACGAGCAAGGCGTCGTAGGAGTGGAAGGCCATGTAGGGGATGCCCTTGAATACAACTTCCAAGCCGGTGTCTTGAACGCCATCGGGACCACGGAACTCCGTCCGCTCGAAGCGAGACCAGACGGTATTGGCGATGCCAGCAGCTTCGAGGAGTCCGGTGTTTTTGAACAAAGGAGCCATCGTCACGGAGTTGACCCAGACATCGCGGATCGGTCGTCCAGTAAGAGCTTCCTGAGCCGCGTTCATCTTGAAGAACTGGCCGATAATGTCGGCGGCAGGATCGTTCCAGGGGCGTTCGATGATCGCAGCGTCAGTTGAATTGACCGTAGCCGCCATCTGGTTCTTGTTGCCTGCTGGAATCTGGAAGTTGACCGTGAAGTTGCCGGAGCCGGTTTCGACCGGGTTGACATCATCGCCGGAGATCAGGAAGTCATGGGAGCCTAAGAGCATCCGGGAACACATGAACTCACGAGCGTTGACAAACTTCTGAGCTAGGAAGCGTTCCTGCTTGGTGATGTAGGACTGGCCGGAAGCATCGACGGCTCCCCAATTCTGACCGAGAGGACGAGTACGAAAAACCTTCTCCGCTAGGATCGGAATCTTCTCATGGAAGCGAGCCATCGTCATGGCGACGTGGCCGATGACCTGCGGAGCGGAGGTTGCCGGGCCGACTGCCGGAGCGCGTCCTTTTGCCATCGTGCGCGTGCGGTTGAACTGATCGTAACCGGCGACGTGACCGCCAGGGCTTTCGACGTTGCGACCGTCCATCCCCATGCCGAGATAATCCTGGACGCGGGATTGCGGTTGCTTGATCGTCGAGATGACCCTCGTCACCTGATAAGTCGAGAGCAGTTGTTCGAGGGAGACGTTAGTTGCCATGATCGGTTATCCGGTGAGGGTTAGGTTACTTCGTTACTTTCCATCAGGTCGTTTGTCGAGACCTTTTTCCTTCAAAATTGCGGCTACGTCGTCAACGTGCAGCATATCGCAAATGCATGCGCCAGTATCGTTCGTGATCGGTGCAATACTGCCGTTGCAAGTGTCATTGCCCGGCACAGCACTATGCAAGACACCAAACGAAACAATTTTTGCTCCGTCGCCGTAGCCACCGAGTTTCACACAGATGTCCCCATTCTTCGCTTCTCGTCCGTTTCTGTAGTGCATAATTCTTCTCAGGAAACTCAAAGGGATGTACTGGATTACGGATTAGCTCACGATCGTCGCAGGCTGGATCAGGGCGTACAGGGCGTTGAGTTGGGCGTTGAGCGTGGCGAAATTGTTGTTGATACCAGGGGCGGTATTGGAAGCAGCGGTATTGCCGATAGCGACCAAGGCGGCTCCTGCCGTACCCGTCGTGTTGTCAGTCAAGGAAGTCAGCAAGGTCGAGCCTGCAACCCAGGCATGGGAGATGACCAGAGCTTCTCCGGTCGAAAGACCGATGACCTCGAAGTAGGCTCCGATCTTGGCTCCTGTCGTCAGGGCAGCAATCGAGTCAGCTGCCTTATCACCGTTGACGACCAGCGTATCGGCGGGAGATGCCGTGAGGGTCATGTTCTGAGCTTCCATGTTGTAGAAGCCAAAACGGAGACCATCCTGCATAACTGGTAGAGTGAAGTTGACCGCTCCAACTGTCCCGCGTGTCGTAAACAGCGTGTTGTTGTCTGCGACCATGACCGTGTAGTCGGCAGTCTTAGCAACCACTCGCTGCCAGCCGCCAAAGCAAGCGCCTTGGACTTGATCGTCGATGATGAAGCGACCCGTCTGAGTGAGCAAAGCTCGGATTAGATACTCATGGGTTGCACCGGAGAGGCCGATCGACGTAGCGCCCGGCTGGAGGATGCCGGTTGCCTTGAGTGTTCCGCCGACGATCGCGTAACCCATAAAGCGATCCGCATCGGAGCCAGCGGCTTGCATCTTCTGCGAGTACATCAGCACGCCAGCGATATGCTGGGAGCCGTCCGTCGCGGTCGGAGACCATGTGGTCCATTTGCCAGTAGACGTGACTTTGCCTAGCAGCAGACCAGGCCGGAGCAGATCGGTCGGGGTATTCGCGGAGTCGCGGGTTGCTCCGTCCAGGAAAACGTTGACGACTTTCTGATCTTCCTTGCGACCCCACCAAACGATTCCCTCAACCGTCTGGAGAGCGGTTCCAATACCGGGAAGTTGCCAGCCACCTGTAAAGCCAACGTCGATACCTTGCATGATCTTATACCTTCAAAGTGAGGTTGTACGGTCCTTTGCAGGACTGAACGTGCGACTCGAAAGAGGCGAGCAAACGAAAAAAGGCCCAATGGTATCGGCGCGCCGTTGAGCCTTGAGTGTGCTGGTTTCGATCCGGGTAATTAAGCCGAACCGTCGCCTCTATCGAGTTGTACGTTCTTACTTGATTGTCAAAACCTCGTGGATTCTTTCAAGACCTACTTTGCCGGAGCATAGCCGGAGTTTGCAAGTTGAGCAGCGACCATATCGTCGAAGCCTTCGTCGCCTTCGTTCAGGACGGTTGAGCCTTCCAGACCTTCGGGAAGGTCAGCCTCGACGGCGACGGACATTTGAGAGCCGTTGGATTTCTTGCCCTGTCCTTTGCCTTGGCCGCTGACTTGCTTGAGCAAGCCGTTCTCCGGGAGCGCTTCGAGCGAATCGAGTAGCTCGTCCAGGAGTGTCGGCAAGGGTTTCCCGGATTCGCTGTCCAGCGAAAGCTGGAAGCCTTCGAGCTTGGGCAGAAGCTTTTTCTTGGCATAGTCGGGAGTGATCCGACCGGAGGCGACGAGCAGCTTGATCCGGTTCGAGTAGCCGCCTTTGGCTTGAGTGGTCGCCAGATCGAGGAGAGCCTGATTGACTTCGGGCATGAGATTACCTTCGGTATCGGTAAGGGACATTGCGATCGGTGTTGGAAGCTCTTTAACTTTCGTATCGTTGGTTCCGTCTCCCTGATTCTGCCCCATGATGGCAATACATGCAATACAGACCCGCTCCAGGAAATTATCCCCGGTCGTATCGTCGGGGAGATCGAGCGGAGGAGTCATCTTGCGGAGATAGGCCAGAGCATCCTTGACGGCATAGGCTCCCCTAACCCCTTCGTCCCGTTGAGCATTGGGATCAGAACCTTCCTCGACGGTCTTCTTCTTGCCACCTCCCTGCTCTGATTGCTCAAGCTCATCGTTCGCCAATCCGAGAAGAACGTCGTCGGAGACTTCGACTCCCAGCGGAGCCATGTAGAGCGAAAGAGCGATTGCGGACTGATCGGCTTCGACTTTAGGAGTGAAGTTTAATTGACCAGCCTGGACCGGATGGACGACGGCAGCGATATGGACCGGGACATCTTTCCATTCCCGGCCAGAGCCATCAGTCCACTTCGGTTTGATGAACGGCGAGACTTCGCGGACAGTTGCGCCCAGCTTCTCCGCATCGGCGGCTATAGGGACATCGACTTCGCCGTAGAGACACTGATCGAGCGGATCGACGAAGAACTTATCCCAAAAGCCCGCGTTATTTTGCGGGTTGAACTCGGTAGGTGTGGCCCCATCGTGACCCCAGGGAAGCGGAATCTTGATTCCAGCAGCGATCATCTCCGTCAGCGTATCGCCTTGCTTCTTGATCCGCTCCGGGGTGAAGACCTCAATCTTCCGCTTCTTATCAGGAGTGGTAGCGAGGACGCGACCAGGGCGGAGAATTTGCTTGATGAATCGCATTGGTTATTTACTATTGACGAGCGGAGAATACTGCCGCTTAATACCACGACGGATCGAAGCTCTGCCTAATGGATTGTTTCGGTAGTAGCTATTGAGCCAGCCCTTATCCCAATGCTGCCTCGCTTTGCGAAAACCTCGCATCAGCTTTTTTGTTCCCGCTCGCATCATTACTTTCCAGTCTTGTAGCTCTTGAGTTCTTTTCGAGCGAACTGCTTTAGCTTGGTTCGATGGGCTTTCCCGTAACCTGTCGCTCTCGCGTACTTGTGCGAGTTGAGAGCATCCTGACGACCAAAAGCGAGACGTGAATGTCTCAATGCCTGCATCAGTCGAACAGTTCCACGTTTCATCAGAAGTTCCGTTTGATCCGCTCTCGAAGGAGTTTTGAGCCGTGAGTCTTCTTCAGGAATTTAAGGTATCGGCCTTGATCTTTCCAGCCTCCGCCTTCTCTTACGGAACGGCTGAATCTCCGTCTAGCAAACGATCCGATCAGTTGTCGCGTGGAGCCTTTCATCCCGAATAGTAATGCTGCTTGACTTTCTCCCGCCGTTCGCTGGCTTGAGTTCGGCCCTTCGCTCGAATCCCTTTCTCACGCTTCGCCAAGTCAGAACGATTCCAGTGACCGAACTTCCTTTTTCGATTACGAAAAGAAGCAATCAGTCGCTTGGTTCCGTATTTCATTTCAAGGAGAACGAAGGATTAAGTCAAGAGTTACGAGATAATCGACGGTAAAACTTTCGGCTTAAAGTCGGTCTTCCTCGTTGTCTCTTACTACAAAGAGTTGTTTTCTTTAGATCATTCCCAGAGGGAGTTGTAATCGGAAGTGATCCGAATCCTTTACGAGACATTCGCTCAATCCAATCAATCCGCATCACTCCCCTCGCTGTCGAAGGTCTTCACGGATCGCATAAGACAGACCGCATAGCACCATCGAAAAGAATCCCGCTACGAGTCCTTCACCCCACCCCAATTCTTCAATCTCGATTCCGATGGGGAGATGCAACAGGAGATAAATATCGGCAACCAGACCAGCAACTCCCAGCACCATGACCGCTGCCCAGAAGGCGCGGCGGAGGAAGCGGTAGAGATGGATGAGGGGATGATGAGGATTCATTACCACAATCCTTACCCATCACTCGGATACATTCAATAGGGATTTTCGAGTAAGCTGGGAGAAACCTGCGGTTTTTCTAAAGAAGAAAGGGATAACATGGCGATCAACTATACGACTCTATTTCAAGACTTAGGCGAATTCCTCGAAGGGATCAACGAGAAATACACTTGGATGACAACGACGCTTCCGGCTCGGTACTCGGAGATCGGAGTCCAGTTATCGGGGAATGGTCGCTACGATACGCTCGATGGGCTGGAGCCGCTGTATGAGTCCTTCCAGGACCAGACACTCGGCTGGATCGGGATTCTGCAATCGTATGCGTCCAGGCGGTTGACCCATCTGACGACGATCATCGAGCAGTTGCCTTTGCCGATCGGAGCCGGGATCAGTCAAGTGCTGGCGGAATTGATTCGGGATATGATCGCTAACTCCCAGACGATCAATAAATCGACCGTGACGCTGGGATCGGTTACGGCCAATGGAACGAACATCGGGGATACCACGATTCTGACGACTAAGCTCCTGGATGGAGTCACTCCGCCTTGGCAGCAGGCAAACGCGATCCCGCAGTATGCGAATGTGAACAGTGAACTGGTGGTAGCGTCGGAGACGATCACGCTGACTTGTACTCGTGACTCGGAGACGGATGGGGTCAGTGAGGGGTCGGAGTCGTGGGACTGGCAGGGAGGAGCGTCGGGAGGGAATCTCTACGACTGGCGGGGAGAGGGGTCGGGGTCAGGACCGTCGATCCAGACAGCGAACGCGGCAGGGATCGTGACCAATGGCGAGTTCGAGAATTTCACTGTCGCCAATACGCCGGATAACTGGGCGGTTGATAATGGGACGGTAGGGACAACGATCTTGAAAGATGCTTCCGATTTTAAGAGAGGGGCGGCGTCATTGAAGTTTACCGGGAATGGAGCGGAGGCGACTCAGCAGATCAGCCAGCCGATCACGACGCTGACTCCGCTGCGATGCTATGGAGTCGCGTTATGGGTCAAAGGGCAATCGGGAATTGCAGCAGGAGCCTTGACGATCTCGTTTACCGGGACGGGATATTCCGCTTCCTCGACGGAGAAGATCAGTCTCAATGCGGCGGCTCTAGCGGCTCTGACTAGCTGGACGCTGAAGAATTTCTTCGTCGTCTTACCGGCGACGTTGCCTTCGGATTGGAAGCTCGTGATCTCAGTCGGCTCGACGTTGACTAATGCAAAGTCGGTTCGGTTCGATGGGCTGGTCGTCAAGCCAGTGGACTATCATGGCGGATTTGGAGTAATCGCGGTTGCAGGCGCAACTCCGGCCCTGAGACGGGATCGGTATACGTTTACCGTGGCGAACAATGACGCGGGAGTCTTCCAGAAATTCATGCGGAAGACTTACTTGACCCAGCTACCTTCTTCCGCTTCGTCTTCGATTGATGACGCTCTGGCAAGCGATTGATCTCGTGATGAGTTGCATCGAGCCAGGAGGACCAGCGAGTCTTTCTTAGAATCGCATCCGTTGGGGTCAGAGCTACCGCAGACTTGATGAACGGTCGGAGCGGATAGTCAACAGAAGCAGCCGTATTGGTGCAGGATTTCATGGATGGGGACTCCAGTAACATCGACTTCAATCTCATCGAATTGCTCGACGGCTAACTCGTGAAGCTCAAGAGAGCCGGGCTGAGACTTAGCAGCGAATTGGATTGGGCCGAAGGGGACGATCCGACCGAGAGCATCCGACCAGTGAGCTTTGCGGAAGTAGCGGACGCGGCGGGGAGTCTGGACGGGGATCATGGTTTGGCCTGCTCCTTCCTGATCCAATCGACTAGCTGGCCGACTGTCTCGATACGATGGCCGTTGCTCTCGCTGCCTATCACATCATCGGGAATCGAGAGGTTTAACTCCTCCTCCAGATTCATCACGATCTCCACGATGTCCAGGGAATCCATTTGCAGGTCACGGATGAAGTCAGTATCGGGAGTGACATCGACTCCCATCTGCTGCTTGAAGATATCGGCTACGCGAGTGAACAGATCATCCATGACTAGGTTTCCTTGTCGGAAGTCGAAGGGGCGAAGTGCGGAGTCCCTTGCTCGATGGCCGGAAGTGGACGACTAGGGATTGGCAGGATGCGATCCAGGGAATCGTGGTCTAAGGAACGGAGGAACTTCTGCTTGACGATCTCGCCTTCGAGAACTAGCTGGCGGGAATGAAGCGATTGAATCTCCGTCTCCAGGTTTGTCGTGATATGCTCCCAAACGACATTGGAGACGGCGAAGCAGACGGCGAGGATTAAGGCTAAGGCTTTCATTTGGAAGTGATCCTAAACGGGTGTGAAAATAGAATCAATACCAGATATACCCTAGCTGAAGTCTCAAAAACTGTCAAGGTCAATTATCTCCCGAACCAGCCCCAGCCTTTCGGTTTCCCCGGCTTCTTGACTTTCTTCCCCCGGAAATAACGAAGCCCTTCCTTAGCCTTGATCTTGAGCTTCTTCTTCAGGCTTGCGCAGGCCCTCCGCTCCCTGTCGGCTTGCTTGTGACAGGATTCGCAGAGGAACTCGATGTCCTCGTCCCGCTCGCGTCCTAGCGTCAGGTAATGCTTGTGATGGGCAAACAGGGGATGCTTCTTGCTGGATCGCTTATAGCAGCGTTCGCAATAGCTAACCGGACGACGCCCGTCCGGTTTTTCTGAAGAAGAAAGGAATCTACGATCGCGGATTGCGTTCCGCCTCTGTCGCCAGGATTCGGAGTTCAGGTAGCGGACGTACTGGCGGGAGCGTTTAGCCATATACCCCTCCTTTGGCTGCTAATAATACTTCTCAGAATACTCAGAGGGTCTGTAGGTGGAAGGATGACTCTAGAGTTTCGTAGACTGAACATATGTATATACTATACAACTACTGTATTAGCTTTCTAGGAAGGGGTACTCTCCCCCTGAGTTTTTTGAGAAGAATTATTACTCTTTTCAACGATATCAATAATCTCCTTAAAGTCTTCCATCGGAATTTCAATATAATGTTCCTGATCTGTTTTGAGGGTGACGGCCAGCTTTCCGACGATGATATCAACAACCCGGATAATCATTTCTTTCTCCTTCAGAAAAACTACGCTGTCCAGATCGTTCCGACAGGATTCTTAGCGTTTGGGATTAGCTCTAGGACTGCTTGCCTGACTCTCGGTTCCTGGAAGTCGTGACCGCAGAGCAAGCCGTCAGGAGTCAGCAGATTCCGCCAGAGCATGATATCCCGATAGACCTCCTCGAAGTGATGATCCCCGTCGATAAAGACCAGATCAAGATGATCGAGCTGATTGCTTCTGATTCGCTTAGCGACTTCGATTGCTCCTTCTGCTGATGTCATGCGCAAGAGGACCAGCTTCCCAGAGTCGAGATACGTCTGGAGATTCTTCTTGGCTTCTGCTTCCAGCCAATCAGGACCACGGACGATCGAGTCCAGCATCGGATAGACGGCTCCATCGGACGAAGGGCAATCGTCTCCGGGATTCCCGATGAATGGATCGACTCCGATCACATAGCCATAGACGTGCTGAGCCAGGGCCGATGTTGAGCGTCCTTTCCAGACTCCGATCTCAGCGATGTACTTGCAGCAGGAGGCTTGCTGAGCTAGCCAGCGAAGCTCTTTGTCGGACATCCAGCCTTGAATGGTCTGGGAGTAGGAGATGTCGATCATCGCTTCTCCTTGTAGGCTAGCGGCTCATCGTGATCGAGCGTTCCCCACTTCCCGCGATTCGGATATCGCATCTCTCCAACGTGATCCAAGAAGACCTTCTTAGTAGCGTAGACCTTGCACTTCCAATCCCAGAGCATCCAGGAGAATCGCCAGTCTTCCGAGTCGTGATCGACGTAATACTTCTCCCCGGTTCGGTTGTTGGGATGAGGTCGGTTTTCCGGTTCCCACGGTTCTCCAAATGAAACTTCTTTCTTCTCAACAGCAGGAGCGTAGATATGCGAGATGCAGTTGAAGGAAACCTTGAGTCTTTGCTGTGGGTAATTCGATGAGCCTTGAGGCGGATCGTAATACTCCGTAGCTGAGCACCAATCCTTGCGGAGATCAGCGATCCAACAGCCGGTATTGACCGTCAGGGGATGCTTGGGATAGCCGGTATCAGCGGAGGAGAAAGTATCTGGGGTCTGGATATCAAGCCCACCGTAGATACCGGGATGGTTCTTGGCAAGGATTCCTTCCTCCAATTCCTTGAGCGTGAATCGAAACAGCGGATTGATCCTGTCTTTGTGATCTCCGATCCCGCAAGAGGTCAGACCGTGAGCAGACTTCAAAGGACTGATGGCGCTTACCACGTCTGCGCCTAGCCGCTCACACTCATCGACCAGTATATCGAGCCAGAAGACGACGGGAGCGATGTCGGTATGAAGCATAGCGAAGTGAGTAATCTCTCCTCGATCCCGATACTCCAGAGCTTCCGCCCAGAGGCGGTTGAAGCAGTTGCCCAGCATCGAGTCGGAATGATCCCGGACGAGGATCGGCTGCTTGTGATAGAAGTCGGGAGGGATGTAGTTCTTCGAGGTCGCAGTCAGGATTCCCGATAGCACTCCGCGATGGAGCCATGAGTCATACATCGGGATCGCCAGATAGACGCGGGGACGATCAGTCATAGAAGCCTCCTTGAGTTATCGGAAGGCTACCACATTTTGAGACTTCTATCTACCCCAGACTCCAGGTATCGAAGAAGCTCCCCAAGCGGAAGGAACTGAATCAGAGGAGAGCGGGTTATCAGCAGAGCTATAGTTCGCTACTTCCAGGGCCGCATAAGCCAGCGTATCGACGATATCGTCCTGCTGGCGGGGATGACCGATCCAGGCGAAGATTTCCGTCTCAGCGTCAGCCAGAGCCGAATCAGGCTGGGTAAATCGGTTGTCCGTGTTCTCGTGAATGTATTCCGGGAACCAGATTCTCCCGGCTTTCATCTGCACCATCGCGGGAGTCGCACGAGTAACCTTATCCGCTGCGCGTGGATTGAGACCGCGAATCGGAAGTCCCTTGCGTTGAGCGATCTGGAAGACTCCCAGATTCGCTCCATTGGATTCGATGGCAATGTAGTCTGGTCTCCAAAGCTGGTACGCTTCGTTGAGATGTGGAAAGATATCGGGAATCTCCTTTTGGAAGCGGACCATATCCCAAAAGATCAGATCGTTGTCGGGAGTGACGAACCACGTCGAGATGACCGTCCAGGACGGCTCGTCATTCTTGTAGACGGAAGCGCCTCCAGGCATCTCTCGAAGCGAAGCAGCGGGATCGACCGTCTGAAAGCATCTACAGGCGGCTCGGTGGATCGTCTTGCCGGTACGGCCAGGACCGAGATAGATGTAGTCGCCATGTAGGGAGTACCGCTTGACCCAATCGTACTTGAACCGACCAGCTTCCTGCACGTCCCAATTCCCGGCCAGCATTTGTTCCCTGGTTACGGGATCAAGTTCTTGCAAGGATTCGATGTAGCCTTCCTGATCGACGTGAGGGTTATCAGTGACGAAGGAGGGAAGGTACAGACGGGAAGGATGAGTCCCTAAGAATTTCCCATTGACGTTTTTGATCTGGAACCGCTTCTTGAGCCAGCCGGAAGTAGCAGGGTCATTTCTCTTAGGCGGATTGGAAGCGCATCGCATCCGAAGCGGAGCGTTGATCTCGTTCCGCCTCCGCAAGCGAGTGAACAGGTACAGGTAGTCTTGCTCGTTGAAGTGTGACACCTCATCGAAGCCGACGTACTGGAACTCGGAGGAGTCGTATCGTGCATAGACATTGAAGTCTCCTAAGTAGCCGAACTGGAGGGAAGCTCCAGAGGGAAACGTAAAGCGGTTGTCTTGAGGGCTGAACTTTGCGTCGGTATCAGCAAGCCAAGTCAGAGCAACATTGAAGATCGAGGAGGACATCTTCCCAGCGGTTAGCTCAGTACGGAAGATGATCGCGGAGTAACCTGGGACATCAACGTATTGCAAAGCGCCCATCAGGAGCCAGATCGACTTGCCTCCGCCAGCGGCTCCTCCAAATAGAATCTCTCGATTGGGGAGTGTCAGTCCGACGAGTTGCTTCGATGTCGGCTCGTAGGGGATATACTTCGTCCACTTAAGCGAGAAGCGATCCCGGAAGGATGAGAGCGATACGTTAAGAGGAGTAGAAGCGGCTCGGATCATGCTTCTATTCTACCGCATTACCTGCCAAGCTCGCTGGATGGCTGCTGAGACTCGATTCGCATAGACCCCTTGCATCGAATACTGGAAGGGATGATCGGAGAGCTTGCGCAGGCAGACGAACAAGCAAGTAGATTCGGAAACGTAATTGAACTGTCGAGCTAGTTCGAGTACTCGCTCACGAGATTCGACTCCGAAATACTCTCCTTTATTCGTCGCATACATCGCCTCGATCTTGTAATCATTCTCGACAGCCAGATCGAAGTACAACGTCGGTTGCAGATTGTAGAAGCCATGCTCGATCCATCCCGTCCAAGGAGACTCGTGGATCATCAGCCCTCCGGCTTTGCAGTAGTCGTGCATCGTCTTGAAGACTTGGCCGATGTTGAAGATATGCTCGGCAGTTCCATGATTGATAATCAGATCAATAGGGATCGTCCTATCGGGAGGCTGATCGGGAGGCTCGTTCAAATTCATCCTTAAAGCTTTCTCATCTCCATGCAAATCAATCGAGACGATCTGCTTCGGAGAAAGGAATATCTCGTAGACGATCTCGGCTAGACGGCGGAGAGTTCGAGAAGTGGCACTCGATAGATTGCTGAGCGACTTGACTTCCTGCTGGAGACGATCAGGGAAGATATCATCGAGCATCTCGCAAGGACTCATATCCCCATACCAAGTCGCCTGACCGATCTCTAGGATCGAGCCTCCCTTCGCAGTCTTCAGGACTCCGCTATTGGCTAGCTCCCGGAAGATTCGATACCAATCTTTAGTGATTGCCATAGGACTACTCCTCCTCGTTGATGCAGGCTAACTCGTATTCCTTACGCTCGATCTGCTTCTCCAAATCCAGGATCGTATTGTCGAGAGCCTCCCGCGATCGCTCGGCTTGAGTCAGCCGGGTACGGAGATCGTCTAGCTCTTGGCGGATTTGAGTAGCGGTCATTGCTATTTCTTTCCGACCGTAATCCCCATCGTCTGCATCCAGGCGGAAGCATACATATTCGCGGCTTCGGCTACGGCGACGACGTTGCAGGGGATGACGGTATCCCGCTGGTTGATAAGCCTCTCTAGCTCGGCTTCTTCGTCATCGGAGCAGCCGATTCCCTTGGCTTCCAGTTCCGCAATCCGATAGTTGTTGACTCCTGACCCCTGACGAGCAAAGCCGAAGTCGATGGCGGCTAGCTGAGCGAGGCAAGCGATTGAGGCTTGATGAAACAGAGCGAACGCTTGAGCTTCCAGCATTTGCTTTTGAGCAATGGGATCGGTTGCCATTGCTCGTAGCATATCGGGAGTAAGAACCGGACCGGGCATGGAGACCTCCTTGAGTTTTAGACGACTTCGTATCGAGCTTCTTCTTCAGCCAGCATGTATTCGGCCATGTCGAACGCATTACGGCGGTAAGCGGCTAGCTGCTCCCGCTGGAAGCAGCGAGGGTCAATCAGCCCTAAGCGAGCGCAGAAGCCGGAGATGATTCCTGAAGCATAGATGCGGATCGCCTGGACTTGAGCCATTGTCATCGGCTGATCTCCGGGAGCAGGCTCTTTCGGGAGATCACGCTCCGGGAGTACCTGGAGATGGGAGAGATCGTGACCCTTCCGCTTGGCTTCCGCGATATCTTGTTCAGTTGGAGGATCAATCTTCGGTCTTGGTCCGATCTGATGATTTCTCCCCATGATTCGCTCCGTCGTTTAGCTTCGTGCTGATTGGGGAAAGCGTAGCAGTAGAGGGGAAGCTTGTCAAACTGACTTGCTAGCAACCTTGCTCTGGGATGCTATCGCACGACGGAGATCGCCAACTAAAATGCGTACGCCAAAGCTCGAAGTGACTACCACATCATCGCTCCATAGGCGAGTCGATTCGTAGTCGATAGCCCACTCCGCAAACGGTTTCAGCGCCTCCCGTGCCGCGTCCCGCTCTCTTTGGAGCGTAGAGAAGGCGGCGCGAATGGCGTCAACTGCCCGGGCAATATCTGCCGGATGTGTCGTCTTGCCCCATCGTTTTTCGAGGATTTCGCACAATATGCTTTCGATTTCGCCCGGGCATTCCCCCGTCCCTTGTGGCTGTTGGGATTCCAGTTCGGTGAGTTTCTTCTCGGCCGCAACCCATCGTCGCACAATTTCAGGTCGCACCAATACGTTGCAGGTCAGCGAATCAGGTCCATCGTTACCGTCATCCATCCAGTTCCAATACTCCCCGATTGATTCTGTGCGATGAAGGCCATGCAGTTCTGATCTTGCCACATCCAACTCCTGCCGCGTTTTATATTCCAGTTTGTTCGCCTCTCTCCGAAGATTATCCAGCCGTTCATTGCACGCTTTCGCCCGTTCCAGTTCCCCCCTCAGCCGCGCAACTTCGCTGCTGTCGTCGGCGGGGCGGGCCTCGGCTATCGACAATATCTTTTCGTATCTGTCCGTCCTTACCAACGTCCACTCGCCATCGTGCAACTTCCTGAGAATATCGCCAAGCGGGGTTATCGGCTCTGTCGGCGCGCTGGGGGGCGGGGTGATGGGTGGCATCGTGATATGCTCTGTCGCCACGCATCCCGGCATTTGACATCCCATCACATATTCCGCCTCTGCCTTGCAATCGTATTTTCTCGCTTCGTTGGCGTCGGTCGTCCACCGCTCCGGCAGCATGGCGTCTCCGTATTGGCCGTATTGCCGCTTCCACCAATGCGGCACGCCTTCAATGGTGCGCTCGATAAGCCAATACGGTTCACCCGGTATCGCTTGTTTGGAGCCAGCGGGGTCGTCCTTCGGCTCTGGTGGCATATAGCGAATGTCCGCGTTTTCTGGTCCGCTCGCTGGCACATTGTTCGGTTCGACGCGGCGAAAGCGGGAAGCTAAAAGCGGCTGCTCATCGTCGCCGATCAGGAAGCCTTCAAGTTGGACGAGCTTCATTTCGTCGTCAGTCCACGCGCGGGCAATCTTGTAATAACATCCATGCACGACTTTGCCAGCGAAATACTCGTCGATGTATGTGTCGTCCGTACAGATTGCCACATCGCCCGGCTTGAAGTCCCCGACTTTCAACTCCTGCGGCTCAGAGGCGCGGAGTGTGGAGAGGACGACTTTCTTTCGTTCTTGATATTCGCGTTGTGCTTCGACTGCTTTCTCCCACGGCAGGTTCTTGGTGTATGCCGTGGCTTCTTTCAACAGCCACTCGATCTCATCTACGGTTGCTTGTGGTAGGATGGGCATGGAGTTTAGTCCGGTTAGAAGTAAAGGCTCGCTAGGTGCCAAGTCGGCGGTACGTAGGGCAAATCAAACTGATTGCAGAACTTTTCAATCCACTTGTCGGCATCGGGCTGCTGCGACAGGTGTCTATGTCCAAGGTCTATTTGTTCGTCGTACTCGACTCGCATTTCAAGGCAACAGCAATGGACGACGAACCGCTCGCAATCCTCCGCGCCGAACCAACGCATCTCGACGTGCTCTGGCGTAGCTTCGTATGCTCGCAGCTTGATCCGCCATTCGTCCCATTCCGGCGATTTGTAATCAGTGCTAGTCGGCCGCGTCGGTTGATGCTCTGAATCCCACTTGTCATTTATGCCGTGATAGTCGTAATCGACAACGCGATATTTCTCGCTAGCGATTTTTCCAATGTCGATTCCGTAGTAAATGATTCCGTGCGGGTCTGTGCTCATCACCCACCTCCCCCAGCAGCGGACAGCGCGGCAGAGAGGGTCGGGCCATAAAACTCGCGCGAATCTTCGTCGGGATGTTCCCCGGCCATACTCGGATCAAACTCAACTTCTATTTCTTCGCCGCGCCAAGATGCCAAGATGCAGCCGGTATCGTGGGATTCCTCTCAGATTCAATCATCGTGTTTCTCTCCCCATTGGACTAACGACATTTGCCACAGATTCAGCGGCAGCGATTGTTCGTCAACTGACAAGCCTCGATAGTCCACCGTCAACGTATATCTCGTAATCCAGTCACGACTCGGCAGCAATTCGCAAGAGGCAATCGTACAACTACGTGGCGTGGGAAACTCAAGGCCGCCGATTTCAACCAACCGTGGGCATATCAGCATCAGGTTTAGCAGGAAAGTTATCATGTGAAAAACACAAGAATCAGTAGTTTGAGCACGCCGAATCCACCTACGAAACCAGCCAGCGGAAACAGAACAATACCCACGCATCCGGCAGGCGCACGGAGACAACCAGGCAGCGTCAGGATCAGCGTCAAGGCGGCACACACGAATCCGAATATTGATGATATTAGGTTGGGCATGGGGTTAACCAAAAATACCTTTTTCGGTGAATGTAACCAAAAAGAAAGCGATTGCTACTATAACTCCGAATGTCAATCCCAGATTCGATCCGGTATCGAGCCATAGATCAAGGGCAATGCACCCTATTCCGCATCCCCATGTACAAGCACAAACTAAATTTCTTCTCATTGCGGTTTCTTCCCTCTAAGTTTGGTGGGCATAAATTTTATTCTCCTTCCTCAAGAATCTCCTCATCCTGAATTTCATTCACCTGCTTATTTTTCTGAAAAGAAAGAGCCAGGGCTTTACCCGCTTCCGTCATCTGTACCAAACCTAACTCCTCCATCACCCCTAACGCTTCCAGGATCGTCTCATCGGCTGGAATCACTTTCCCAGCTACGATCATCTGACCATTGACTTCGATCGGATTCTCCCCGCCTTCGATCACATGCTCAATCTTCTCCGAATCCCATCCTGGTTCGTTGACCTTCGAGCGATGCTTAACGCGAAGGAACGTCGTGGGATTCGTTTTCTTAACTTCGATCTCCGCCGTCAAGCGAGCAATCGCCGTTGCACGTCGTACATCCCGGTAGAAACGACTGTACGGAGATTCCTTATTGATTTGCGTCTCATCCCGTCCTCGATTCATCCATTCCGTAAATGTATCAGGGTGTACACCCATACAGGAAGCCGCTACATGGTCCCACGCGCCTGCTCGGATGTAGCCTAGCATCCTCGTATAAATTTCTTCCGGCATCAATTCCAGCGTAGGGCGTCTGCCATTCGATTTCCGCATTACGGAAACGGGACCGGAAGGCAATTCGTACTCCGGCGAATCCTGCTTAGCCGGTCGAGAGACGGGCTTCGATCGAGATCGCTTATTTTGAGACTTACGCATCCCTGCACCTTAACGATTCTAAGAGCCGATGTCAAACTCAACCGTTGATCTCATAATGCTGGGTTGCGGGAATGATCTGAGTGGTTCTTACATCCCTTATAGCTGTCTTCGGATTCTCTCGAATAATGACAAGAGCTAGACTTCGAGCGGCTCTGATTTCCGTCAATCGCTTCTCGAAGAAAGCTATCCCTTCCTTAACTGTCGAGAACTCAGCAATTGCTTTGAAAGCTTGCTTGAGACATTCCTGATATGCTTCCTCGATCACGTCCTCATCGGTCGATGTCATCTCATTTACTCCTGATTAGAGTTACCTTGTCGAGATTCAATCCACCATCCTTACTCGATCGCTCCTTCTTCCGGCCTGCTCGATCCAGCTTCCCCTCAATCTCCGCATACGTCCGGGAGGAGACTTCCATGACAGAGAAGGTACGCTTCCGGGAAGGCTTATCCTGAGACTCATCACGGAGATCATTGAGCATCGCTTCCGTCGCTTCATTCGTCTCGTCCACGAGCTTCCCAATCCGCTGGTCTTCTTCCTCGATCAATGCAGCTAGCTTGATGTTATCCGCTCGTGCTAGCTCTCCCAGGGGATCGAGCGTCAAAACCAGGCTTCGCTCCTGGTCTACTGTCCAGCGTCCGGTAATAACGGGGACAATCGCTTCAGGATCAAGCCCCTTACGAGCATGGCCGTCTATCAGGCGATTAGTCGTCAGATTGTAGAGCAAGGCTCCAGCCCAGCCATTGCGTCTAATCCCGTCCCTCAATGCGTTAAGCTGCTTAGATGGGTGAGTTTTCCAGTTCTGGGGATGATCGGTAAGAGAGGCAGCTTTGACCCAGACCAGGGACTCGATCCCAGGCATCCCTTCTGGTCGGGGAAAGACCTCCAGTCGTGGCTTCCTTACCTTCCCCATATACCCCTCTGAGTTCTGTGAGAAGAATTATTCCCCTTCTTCATCCTCTAAAGTATCGTTATCGAGAGCCATGATTCCGACTTGCTGCGCCAAACCGGCACAAGTATGACAACAGCCATCCCAAAATAGAACACGGTTCATAATCCCCGTTCGATGATTGTCCTTCTCATTTTTAGCCATCACTACAATCCCCGCAATAACGATATGATCGAAGCGATCCTTCAACTCCGCGATCAATTCAGCAGTAGTAGCAGATTCTAAATCTGTCATTTATGCTTCTCATGAATCCCTAGCTGGAAGCACATCAGGAGCGAGATGGCTTCGTACATCCCGTAGAGTCTGGCGATCTCGATTAGCTGATCCAGTTCGGCCAACTTGCGGGAGCGAGCATCCTTCATCCAATTCGCGTAGACCATTCCATTATCCTTTTTCATCTCGAATCTCCTCCTTGAATGAAGAATAAAAATTGAGAATCGCGGAAGTCGGAAGCCCCAGCAGGCACGGATACGGTGGTTCTGCCAGGGACTCCCGCGACTCTCACTCCCATCCGAGACAGGCAAGTATCCCGGATGGAATTTCCTTAGACTTGGCCGATGACTTCCGCTCCAACCTCTCCCGGCTCCGGGGGCGCAATCGAATCGGAGAGGACGATATCGAACGGACGGGGATCGGAGGGATTGCCGGAAGCATCGGTATCAACCAGCGTCCCGATGATATGCTGGGCAGCGTCTCCCGTCAGGATCGCTCCGCTATCATCGGCTTCAACGGGTACGGGAGTATCCGACTGGACTTGAGCCGGATCGTTGAGCGTAGCGACGTAGGAAGCCGGGGACGAGACAGTCAGAGTTCGAGTCGCTACGTCCTTGGTACGAGGATTGGTCTTGTCAAGCGGGGGAACGTTCAAACGGTACTGGAGCATGGTTTCACCTATTTGGTTGATGACAGTGAGAGTTACCAAACCGGGTAACGGCGGAGCTTGTTGATTCGCATCATCGAGCGTTTCTTGTAGCTTGTCGATCTTAGGATCAGTTCTCTCTAGCTGCAAGATCAAAGCATCGTCAGACTCGATCTCTTTGTTGATCTTCAAAGCCAGGAAGTCTATAGCTCCCGGACTTGTGGGAGTCCCTAATAGGGAATCGAGCTTGGGAGCGATCTCATTGAGCTTTGCCAGAACAAGATCGAGCTTATGCTGAGTCCGCTGAAGTTCGATGATGATGCCCATCGGCCAGAATCCCTTTAGCCAGCGTAAGAACCGTCTCCATGACAGACGCATGAATTAAATCCGCTGGAGGAGGGGCCGCGACACCCTTTCCCCCAGCGGCAGAGAAAAGACTAGTGGAAAACTGCCGTTGCTCTTGTTCGGCCAAGGATGCCGGTATGGACTCGTACCTTTGAAGCACCCTGAGCGGAGAAGCTAAAGCTACCCCCGGAGCTACTGAATGATCTTGATCCCCCAGAGGAGAAGACTACGAACGAAGGATTCGCATAAAGTACCGGCTGACCGACGATTGCAAACGATTGACCTACGAAAGCCTGATTCGAGCAGGAGCAACCGCCATCAAACGTCTGGAACGACTGGAAGCCGACAGCAGGACCGCAAGCCATCACTGGCGAAGCCAGAGCCAGGACCGTCAGACCGACCAGCAAGACGGCGCAGACCTTGGCGGCATGGTGCAAAACGTGATGAGCGTGATGGTGAAACAAATGGAAGCAAATGGCAAAGAACGACAGAAGTGAGGCGAAGCGATACATGGTTAAACCTCCGGTTTTTCTGAGAAAGAAAGAACTGCTAATCAGCCACCAAGTATCCTAGCAATCAAAGCGGATTTTTCCAATCCCGATAATTCCCCGCCGTTCTTAGGCATATGCCTAGCTGGATCATGGGAGTTGATCCGATCTTGAACCTTACCGGCAATATCTCTCCGCTCATCAGGAGCAAACGTATCAATCGCCAGGAAATTGAGATCACCTTTCGGCTTCTCGTTCCCGTGACAGTTAGCACATTTGTTGTTGATGACTACTTGGCCTAATAACTGTTGATTGCGGTTAAGAGTTCGAGACTGTGGGTTGACTGGAGCCGGAGGGGGCTGAGACGGGTTATCCTGGTATCCCTGATCCGGTTGCTGATTCTGCTGCGGTTGCTCGGCAGGCTGTTGCTGAGGAATCGGTGGCGGAGTAATGATCGTCTTGCGATTAAGTGATGGCTCCGAATGACTCATCCTGATTTCCGACTGAGCCGGATAGGCTGCTGAGACGGCAGAGACATAACCATCAGCAACGGCTCTAACGGTAGCGATCCTTTCATTAGACCCTTGCTCCTGCGAGGCGAGAGCTTGCGCGCCTCCCAGAGCGGCGGAGTGCAGGTTATCGACGCGACCAATCGCTCGGAAATATTCATGAACGGCGAGATTGTAATCGGGCGTAGCGGCTGGATACGAAGCAAGGCCGTAAGCGGTACTCCCGATCTGAACTCCGGGGAAGGCTTGCGAGATGTAAGTCAGAGTATCCGTGACGGCTCCAGTATAACCGTTGGCATAATTCCCGTTTCCGTAGTTGTACCCATTAGCGGCTTTGATTCCTAATGAACGGAGCAAGTCTAAGCGATCGGCTCTCCGTTCCCGCTGCTCCGCGAAGCGGAGTACATCCTTCTCGAACGAGTCCGACTCGACATTGATCCGTGAGTCGATCCGCTGGAGTTGGGTGTAACACCAATCCCCATAGCAATTACGGTAAGCACGATACAACCAAGAACCATTATCAGTGTCGTAGCGATAGAGATTATTACCGAGAGGAGTCCAGTCGTTTGCATAGATCGTCCCTCCAATCGAAAGCGTGAGCAGAGCCAGAGCCAACAGAATCCTTTTCATTTTTGTACCTCGTCGGGGAATAAGCCTTTGACCTTACTAGCTGCTGCCCAATCACCTTGTCGATGGCGATTGTTCCAAAGCAGATCGTTCGGCTTTAATTTGCCGGAGGAGGCTAATTCTTGCAAGTCCGCGTAAGTAAGCGGTCCTCGCTGGCGAGTTGTACCCTCTGTGATGTACCACCATTTCGGCTCGTTCTTATCCGATTCGAGAGGTTTTACATCCGACTTATCGGGACTCTCAAAATCAGGGATTACGATCTCATCGGTAGAGGGTCGAGGAGACGTAACCGATTGCGGGAGTTCGATTTTCGTCGGATTCATCTCAACAGTAGGCTTGGGCTTGTCTACCAGCTTAGGCTTGATGATTCCCAGCGTTGGCATCACAAGGGACTGGAGAGCAGGGTAGAGCGGCTCGAACTGACGACGAGTGATTTTGAGACTCTTCTTGTCGGCTCCCTTCGGCCAGTCCCATCTCTTCTCTTCGACTAACCATTTCACCATCGGATCAGCGGGAGTCAGAAGCAAGGCAATACGAGCATCTGTTGCTATAAGATTTCCCTGGTTGGGAGCAGGTAAAATCTTCGTCAGGACTGCAATCGGGTCTCCGTCAGGATCAACCCCTAGCTCATCACAAGCGGAAGCAGCATCAAGATATTTGTACTCGTAATTGTTGTAGGCTAATGTCATCGCCTCGCAGACATCTTTGGCCGTGAGTCCACCAGTGACGAAGGTAAACGTATCGAAGGAATCTCTTGCATCTCCGAGTACCTTATCGAGTTGAGACTGGCGAGCGCCATAGAGAAACTGGATTTGGCGGATTGCCTCGAATTGCTTTTGATCGTTATTGATCGTGACATCGCCTAGGACGCGAAGACGACCATCGAGCAGTTGCTTGACCTGATTCGTTGCTGGTTGCCAGAGACCGTTAGGACCGTGACAACGGATGCAGGAGATCATCGGTTGAAGACGATCTGTAAACGGTTCTGGAATTAAACTATCTCTAACCAGATTCGGAGGAGCTTCCGAAACGAGGATTCCATCCCCATTCCAAAGTGTACATTCGATGGCTCCATTGCGAAGCTTGGCGAGAGATTCCTGTCCTTGGGATTTGGAATTGCGTAGGGAGAGGAAAGCGTCAAATCCGGGATCGGTCTGATCGTCGAAGATGTCTTGCGTCACGACGACGATCGACGGACCTTCGGAGGGAGGAACGTCGGAAGATTCGTACATCTCGATGCCACGAGCCTTGCCAGTGACTTTCGAGATCGTAACTAGACGGTTGAAGGAGTTATGCTGGCGAATCCGTTCCAGTGGAACTCCTCGCTCCGCCAAGTAGTCGGCAAGCTTCGTCTTGCCAGGAACCAGACCACGGAAGGCATAGTAAGAGCCGCCATCGGCGGAAGTTCCTCCCTGCTTGATAAGCCAATCGTAGCGGTAGCAGAGACCGACCGGGAAAGCCGTATCGAGATGCGGAGCGGATTCGACGATCGTCTTTTTGGATTTGGAATCAGTTTGAGAGATGTAGAAGTAGGGGTCTTTTTCTGAAAGAGAATCCCATATCCGCATTTGCTCCTTGACTTGCTCGATCGTGTCTCCATACCGCCAACCTTCGACCCGTATCAAAGCTCCTCCAGCGACTAGCGGCGGTTGGACAGGGACGGAGGAGCGATTGACTACGGAGTTGAGGAATAACGTAACAGCAGCGTAGGTCTGCTTGGATGAGTCTCGCAGCCAGACGTAGCGGACAGAAGGCTGGAGCAATGGAGAGATCGTCTCCAGATCGGCTAAGCAGAGAGTAGCGGCGGTTGCCGGAACACGAGGAGGCGGTTTGAGGACCGGCATCGGATTAGGATGCTGGATAGGCGGGAGATTCGATGGGCCTTGAGCGGAAGCTGAGACAGCAACCAGCAGCAGCACGCAGGCCAGTATCCTATGGGCAGTCATTGCCTTCTCCTTGGATTATGGGATTCCTGAACTAACTTTTAACCGACTCCGAACGTCTCTCCGCCTATCGCCGGAACATTGACCCCCATTAGCTGACCCTTGACTGCCGGGCTGTGCAGACCATGTGGACTCGGCGGAAGTGGTCCCGGAGGAACTGGACCAGGAGGAGGAACTGGAACCGGGATCGGAGGCGTAGGCGGGGCTGGAGGCGGCGGCAGGACTCCACCGGGGACCGCGTTGATCGCCCAGCAGTCCGAAGCCAGATTCGGATTCGTAGCGTAGTCGTAAGGAATCCAGCCGTAGCCGTTCTCGCCCCAGGGATGGCTGGGACCGTTCATCCAGTGATTGCGGAATTTGAACATCCCGCGCTTCTTGCTCCAGCCGACTAGCGATACGTCATGACCGCCAATCGGAGTCTCTCCGGGGGAGGGAACCGTCAAAACTCCGGTCGTCGAGGCTTGCTGGGATTCGATCTGACGAAAGACATCGAAGCCGAACAAGATCGGACGGCGGGTAGTGTACAGGATACCTTGCATCTGCGAGAGCGAGATTTGCACCGCATCGTAGGATACGATCCGGTTAGCGACAGCGGCGTCGAAGCAAGCTTGTGGCGGCTGCTGGCGGAACTTGACAGGATCGTCGGAGTAAGGCCAGAGCGATTCCTTGCAGAAGCCGTACTTGTTCAAAGCTTTGAGCATCGTCCGGTTATTGACCCCGGAGTCCTGCGGGATAGTTCCCATCAGCAGGCGGGTGATGTAATAGATGAACAAGCGGGATGCAGATTCGAGGACGAGACCCTGCTTGATCTGATCTTCCATGATGCACTCATCAGCGGTATTAGGACCGCACGATCCGAGACCTCCCTGGTCTAACTGCGGAACCTTGTCGAAGTAATCCGAGACGGAGAGATCGAACTCATCCGGCAGAGCATCGGTAATCCTGCGAGGAGAGAACAGCTTGTGATCGCGGTCGAGAGTCTCCGGCTTTTGTCTTAGTAACCCGAAAGCATGGACTGCCATTGTCGAAGCTCCTCTAAGATTTTTGGTTCCAAGATATCCCAATCAACGCAAGGCTTACCATTTGGTCCGATCAGCGTCGGACAACCTTCCGCCCGATCATCGACCAGCTTATCGTAATAAATCTTGCGAGCAAACCACCACCATTCCTTAGCGAAGTGAACTCCTCGATCCTTACAAAACTTTTCCGCCCACCATAGCAGCGGTCCTACTCGATTCGTCCAAAGTACAATTGTGGCTCCAGCAGCTACGAATTTCTTGATTGAGTCCGTCGCCTTCGTTCCCTTCGATCCTACAACCTCGACTTGAGAGAACGGGAAGACATAACAGGCTATCGTACAATCAAAATCGAGGGCGAGGATCATCGGACTACTTCTTGTGCGCATGGCCTCCGTGACCGTGATCCGCTTTCTTGTGCGGAGCTTCTTCCTCGTCTTCGGCGTCCTTCCCCTTCTTCGCGTGAGCCGTCTCCGTGGCGGGAGTCGGGCCTGATCCGGCCAGCCCACCGAGGATCGCCAGGATCGCGTCAATGATCGGCTTGAACTGCTGATACAAAGCTAGCAGTTGCTTGAATACGTCGATCAGACCGGCACGATTGTACTCGCCTTCGATCTCCACTCCTTGCCGCTCGGCTTCACCAGCCGATAGACGGGCGGTGAGTGGGGTCAGGGCGTCAAGGTCTTGAGCGATCGGCAGGAGCGTGAGTTCGATATCGGAGATCGCTTGCAGCTTCGCAGCGTAGCCGACAGCCGTTTGCAGCTTGCCGAAAGCAGCCTGGAACTGACCCAGGACAGCGGCGTCTTTCATCAAGATACGGAGTAGCTGGATGAAGGTGATCGTTCGCATGGATTTTTCCTCCTTCGAGAGTCGAATACTTCTTAGAAAACTCAGATAGGGGTAGTGACTCGCAAGGGTCAGGTTAGCCATTTTGAGAATTAGAGTCAACTAGGGACCGACCCGTCCATTCTTAACAAATGCAGCGTATGTAAGCGGCCATCCAGTCGCTAGTGATTGCTCGGCTGCTCGTGCGGCAACCTCAATTTCATACAGCGGATAGCTGACAAACTTTGCGTCCGGCTCATGTGTCCGCAACGACAGAAACGCCATTAGCGAACGCGGATTGCATGTAACCCAGCAAGACGAGTAAATACCTACTCCAAGGGCAGTACGAGCAATGCCCGGATCAAACCCCTCCGCTAGCGATTGCTCATAATCGTCATAGGCAATTTGATATGCCCGCTTTTTTCGATCGCAGAACTTGGCATAGAGTTCGTCGTCATCGCAAAGCGTGAATTTCGGACGACCGGGCTTCCAGCCGTCAACTTTCATCATCGGTCGATCACGCGGCGGCAGATAGAATAGTGGAGCAAGTTGTTTGTATCTTGCCGATTCTTCGTTGTAGGAAAATCCAATCCTATGCCGATGCCACTCCCGCCAGACAAAGATTGGAGCATGGACAAAGAACGTCAAGGCAGAATGTTCAAACGGTGTACCGTGACGATGCAACATCAAATAGTTAATCAGACCCGCATTGCCTTCAGCACTTTCCGGCTTAGCAAACTCCGCAGCCATCTCACCCGATGTTGACACTTTTGCGGCAGCAACAACCATATGGTCTCCGCCAGCTTTGTCTATCAGTCGTACCGTGACTACACTCGTTGTCTCAATCATTTTTTTCTTCCTTTCTATCTTTCCCCGAACAAGACCAGCATCTTCCCTCGATCAGATTCTCCTCCGGGATCAAAACGGAACAGTAGATACAGGCGGCGACTCCGGCTCAATCCAGCTTCTCGTTGACCATCTCGACGCGCTGATCGGGATGGAGGGCAAGGTATTCGTAATTGACGATTTCGCCGGTTCGGATGTCAACGAACTCAACCCCCAGCTTCGCCGTCTCCGCGAAAGCGACTTCCAGGAGCAGCTTCGCCTTTTCGATCGGGAGCAGCTTGGATGCGGTCATGGCGATTCCTTTCTTCGCGTTGGATGGCGTCGTAGACCTCTGAGCGATTGATCGAGATCGACGGATCACATTCGATATGCAGTCGAACCTTGTCACCACGAATATCAGCGACGGTAATTTTAATATCCGCGTTCTTACCGATGTAGATTTTTTCGTTTCGCTTACGGGAAAGGACGAGACCCATTGGAGAGATTCCTTTCTATTTAGAGACCTTATGCACCTTCGCCTTGGCTCGCTTCCATAACGAGAGTAGAGGCGGAGAGAGGGAATAAACGAATGCGGGCTGGCCCGGTTTCTCAAACTTGGATTTTGGCTTGTGTTCCTGACGAGATCGAAAAGCAATCTTTAGCTCAACCAAGTCTCCGAGTTTTCTCTGGAGAGAAGAATGAGGGATGCCCATCTCTCCCGTTAGCTCGTCGATCGTGACTCCCTTCGGATAGCCAACCAGGATTCTCACGATGTCCAGATGGAATCCGTAAGCGGTATCGAAGGCTAGCTTCTCCGCAATCCGGTAACATCGCTCATCGACGGAGCGGAGGCGGAAGACAATCGCTAAGGCTTGAGCGGTTTTGATAATCTGCTTGCACAAGCGAGAACCAATTTCCGATTGAGGACGATAACGGATATCCTGCTTATGGTCTCGATCTACGGTTGCCCGCAAGCAAGCGATCACTTGCGCCAAAGGGATGATCCGCTCCGCTAGCGAGATCGGAACTGTAGGCAGGCGGGGGAGGTCTTGCTCCACGAAGTCGGCTAGCCGCTCCTGGAGTCGGAGACGATCCTTATCGAATTGCTGGGGATGTCGAGCGTGCTTCTGCTCCAGCTTGAGGACTTCCCGGACGTGCTTCTCTCGATCGTAGTCGTGCGGAATAAATTCCCATTTGAGGAACCGCTCGCCTAACGAAGCATGGGATTCCTTGTGAATGATGTGAGTCACTCCAGCCAGCGTACCGAAAGTTCCTTCATACGTCCGGCGCTTGACGGTGTTCCCATAAGAGCAAGTAATCAGGCCATCGTAAGCATCACGGAGAATCGAATAGATTTCCTCCTGAGTCATCCAAGGTTGCTTCATCAGCCAAGTATAGTCCTTAATGATGAGCAGCTTTCCCGTATCGGGATTTGGCTTCCCGCTCGGATCAATCCCGTCATGGATCAGTTGCGGGATGAGGGAGGGATCGGAACCGTCTTCTAGTTCCATCCCGGAGATCAGCGAGTGCGGGCGAAGCGTGGATTCGTAATGGCATTGCTCCGAGTGACTGACGGTACGAAGCATCAGGGTCTTCCCCGACGACGGAGGACCGACAATGAATACCCAGATTGGGTCTCCGCTCCAGCGAGAGGCGATGACTACTGCCAGCATGATCGCCAAGGAGTTTTCCATCTCCTTCGGCAGGTAATAGATCTTCCGATACTCAGCAAGCAAGCGATCGAAGGAGAGGGGCTTCCCCTTCACTCTCAGCGGCTTCTCAGGTTGAGCCTCTTTCTCCTTCTCCGGCCCCGGTTTCCCCTCTGCCTTCGACGCTTGGCGGGTAATAGTTACTTCCTCGCACATCTTCAGTAACTCAGCCCAAGCCTTCTTAGGAGCCTTGGCATGGGCTGATACGAAGTCATTGAGATCGTAGCCTTTTTTGAGCTTCTTCGGCCAGCGGATACGATGGATCGACTTGGCGACGGGAGAGAGCATCTTAATTGCCCTGTCCATCCCTTTTACCCCAGCTTCGTCATTATCGTAGAGTAGCCAGATATCCCGATCACGGAAGGACTCGACCCAATCGGCCTTGAACGTGCTAGCGCCTGGAGCGCCTAGAACCGCTCCCGACGCTCCTGCCTTCGACCGAAGCCAGTCCAAGGCAAAGCGATCCCAATCGCCTTCCGCGATATAGACAGTCTCAGCCATCGGCAGGGAGTGGACTCCCAAGAGATGCAGCGGCGTCGGTTGCATGACCGGGCCTTTGCCGTCCCAGGAGCGGACTCCGGCAAACTTCCCTTCGAGGTTGTAGACCGGGAATAAAAAGGCTCCGTCTCGAACTCCGAATTTGACCAGCTTTGGGGAGAACGCTTCAGCCGGAAGATTACGAGCTTTTGCTAATCGCTTAAGATCGAAACCTTCCTTAGCTTTCTCAGCCGACTCGTATATTTTCTGAAGAAAAGAGGAGGTATTGCCCTGCTCTCCACAAGCGCCAGCGTGGCACTTCCATTGCCCCGTATCCGGGTTGACGTGAAAATGCTTTTCCTTGAAGCAGAAGGGGCAGTCTCCGACCGCTTCGCCTGAGCCGTTGATCGAGAAGTCGAGACCGAAGAACTCGAACGGGCCTAGCTTGGATTCCTTGGCTTTGGCAGTCATCGCCTAGCCTTCCTTTCCCGTAGTAAATCGTGGGTGAGCGTTCCGTTGTAGAGAGACCTCCAAATTGAGTCAAGACAACTTTTTCCCACAAAACGGGCAATGAGAAGCTATCAATCGTTTCGGTCGTATGCCTCGATGCTTCTCACTAAGAATTGTCGAGATAAAGATTTGATCCTTTCTAAATAGGTTTGATTCGATCTCTGTATTAAATTCCGCTAGCTTCTTATTGACCTCTTTGAAACATTCATGCTCAAGCATAGACCCTCCCTTGAGTTTTGTGAGAAGAATTATTTGGCTTTCTGCTGATCGGTTCTTCGCAATGCTTCGGCAGTCCATAACTCTGGTCCAATCTCATCTCTTAGCTGTACGACATACGACGGCTCTCCCGGTTCTTCTTGAAATGTCGCCTCAGCTTCTACGCAAGCTTGAATGATCTGCTGGGCATCGTACTCCTGCGGAGGAACGATACAGGGACAACAATATTGCTCTGAGAAAATTACTCGATGATCGGTCATACCTCGATCTCCTTTGGCTCCGACCATTTCTTCGTAACGACTGAGACGGAAACGGGGGTCGGAATCCCGTAGCGTTGTCCTGGTTCTTCCATCTGCTCAACGATCCATTCTCGCATTGACTTGTTGGATTTGAGATCGGCAGGTAGCTCCAGGATCAACTCATCGTGTACTTGGAGAACGATCTTCGGACGAGGAACAGTCCGAGAGACGTACTGGCATCGCTCGTTATATTTCAGATTCAACATCGCTTCCTTGATGATGTCTCCCGCTGATCCCTGGATGCGGTTATTGAAAGCGGAGTAGGGACGTTCCCGGTCGATCGGGATTCGATAGCCGGAAAGCGTCGTCGTGTATCCCTTTCGCTTGGCGTCAGAGATCGTCTCGTCCATCAGCGAGGAGACTCCCACGAACCGCTGGCGGAATCGCTGGTAGGCTCCGGCCATACCCGCCGTATCGTCTCCGCGCTTCTCGCCTGCTCCATAGGGTACGGCAAAGTCAAAATTCTTGGTCCGCTTGTACTTCCAATGATGTGGGGAACATTTGTCCTTCAGTTGATCGCCGGGGAGATTCCACATCTCCATCGCTACGGCCAGATGGATCGACTCACCCCGCTCGAAAGCAGCGATCAGCTTCTCCTCTTTGGCGAGGTAAGCCATGATCCGCCATTCGAGATTGGAGTAGTCGATATCGTACCAGAAGCAACCGGAGCGAGGACCAAATAGCATCCGTAGCGGCATCTCCGCCTTGAGGCTGACGTTCTGCGCGTTGGGATCGGAGGAGGAATAGCGGGTAGCGACCGTTCCCCATTGGTTGAGCGAAGGATGAATAATCCACTGGCGATCTTCCAGGCGGGAGCCGCGAAGATAATCGGAGGAGTAATTGACGGCGGAGTTGGCGTTGCGATTTGTCAGGAGCGTATCAATCAGGATCGCTCGGTCTGATTTGTCCTTGACGTACTCCCGCTCTCCACCTTCCTCGTTGCACTCATTACCGATTCGCAACCACCATGCCTTGAGGACATCCTTGTCCGTCGAGGGAGCGGACTCTCCAGTCTGCTTATTCGGCTTGCCGCGTTTGATGACTGGCATCCGTAGCTTGCCGAAAAACAGCTTCGAGAGTTGCTGATGAGAGTTGGGGTTGAACTCGCCATCGAAACCGAACCGCTTGGCGCAGCGGACGATCTTCTCCTTCGAGCGGGATTGGATTGACTTGTATCGCCTGATCTCTCGATGGAGCATCATCTTGTGAGTGCAGAGACCGGCTTCCTGCATCTCGTTAGTGACCGGGATCAATCGTCGCTCCCGCTCGTAGAGAGCGGAGAGACCTTCCAGAGCCAGACATTCCTTGAAGAAGATGTAGAGCCGCATCGTACGGATCGCATCGTTGACTCCGTAGCGAGACAGGAGCGTTGACTTAGGATCGGCAGCCTTGGGAAGCCAGTAATCCCATTGCCATTCTTCCGCCAAGTTCCAGCCTGCTTTCTTGGCGACTGATCCGACGCGGCGGAGACGCTGGACTTCTTTCGCTAGCTCTCGCTCGTCGTCATCCGGGAAGTCGAGATACTTGAGAGCGAGGTCTTTCAGGTTGTGGGATTCGCGGGAGTTCAAGACGTGCGACATTCCCAGCGTATCATCGAGCTTGTCCCAGAGAGGATTCTTGGCGAAATAATTCTGAAACTCGTAGCCGATATTCGAGAGAGCTTTGATATCGAAGGTTGCATTATGAAAGATCAGCCGATCAGCGGAGCCGATCAAGTCGATGATCTCGTGACGATCCAGGCAGGGGATAGCAACGGAGCGGGTGAACGGATCGACCTTCCACTCCCACCAACAGGTATTTCCCTTGTCATCACAAGTCGAGACAGCGAAGGGACGGCAACCGCTATAGAGAGCAGTTCCGTTTGTCTCACAATCCAGAGCAAGCAGTTTGGGCATTGGAATCCTTCCGCGATAGAAAACCCGCTCCGCAGCATCATACTACGGAGCGGGACACCCGTTACCTAGCGGAGATGAAATGCTAGGCTGCGATCCGATCCTCCTTGAGCCTCTGTATCCGGCCTGTACTCAGGCAGGATTTCTATTCCGGTCCCAACCTACTTCTCTTTCCCCCCGCGTCCGTTCGTTTCCACGAGACTCAAGACGTTCAGATTGAGGTACTGGCCGGAGTCTCCCCCGAATTTAATCCGAATCTTGCAGACCGGCTTTTCCTTGGAGATCGCTTCGGCCAGCTTGGGAAGCTCAGCAGGAGTGATGTCCTCGACGTTGTAACCGATCGTATCGAGCGTCCGCTGGAAGCGGTTGATCGCTTCGATGGCTTTGGTCTCGTCGGAGTGAGCCAGCGTATCACGGCGATAGGGCTGCATCCCCTTAGCGTCTCCTGCCGTCTGAACAACGAAGCGGAGAATGAACCAGGGAGTGACCGGCTGAGCCGGGCGATAGCTGGACGAGGAAGGCTTACCGACAGCAGGCTTGGCTGGGAATAAGCCGGTCTGCGCAGAAACCAGTTGAGCAGTGTAATCGCCTTCGGGAATCTTCGGCTGGTCGAAACCTCCGCCTCCCATATCCTTAGCTTTCTTCCAGTTCTTTGCCAACGAAGGATCGGACCAAGCTTTCGAATCGACCTTGCCCTTCGTGGCTCCTGACTTCTTCGAGAATGACATAACGGGTTACTCCTTAAATGAAAAACAAAACTGACAATCAAAAAGGGAAGCTGCCGTGTGGTTACTGCTTCACTCCGTTGAACCACCTTCCGGTCACTGCAAAGCAGCCTATTTTCGGCAGCCCCCTATTTTTTCTTCCGCTTGAACTTCGAGACTTCGATATCAGAATTATCCGGCTCATCTTCCTCGTCTTCCTCCTCCTCGAATGGATCGCGGAGCTTGTTTTGGAAAGCGAGGTTGAGATTCTTCCAAGCTTGCTCCGGGCCTTCGCCAGCGGGGACGCATCGTAAGGGATGGCCGTCTTCGCAATCAAGGAAGCAATCCGTCGAGCGAGCATTGCCAATCCAAAGCGACTCGGTTCCCCGGACGAAGATCACCCGCTGAGCTTCCTTGTAGCCGTAGTAAAAAGCAAAGTCGGTATACATCTTGAGGAACTTGAACATCCGAGGAGTACAGGACGGAGAAGTCTGGTTATATGCAGACTGCGAGTCTTCGACCTCTAGCTCCCGCTGCTTGGCATGGGAGAGGAACGTCACGATCACTCCGTTGTCCCGGTACGCTTCGCAAAGACCCAAGATGAGCGAATCTACCGCATCCCAATCCTGATGCTCAAACGCTCCATGATCGGTAATTCCTCGCTGACGACACTGGTACTCACGAGCAAGAACGTACAAAGCATCGGCAGTATCAAAATGAACGCAAGCCGGGCGGGATTTTTCTGGTAAAGAAAGATACTTCTCCTGGTATTTAATGAGCCGGGCGAATGTCAATTCCGGCTCTCCAGCTTTGCGATCCGGGATCATCATAATCGGCAGATTCCTCCGGCCTCGCTCCATCTGGAAGTTGACGGAATCTTCGATCTCGGCTAGCAGGGATGACTTGCCGACTCCCTTAGCGCCGTAGATCAGGATGATATGTTCGAGCAGCGTCTTGGGCGGCTCATTCTTGTGGGTCGGGAGATGGATTCCAGCGAGGTCTTCCGATTGGCCGTTAGATTCAGATCGCTTGGAACGGGTCGATCCACCGCGTTCTTTCTTGACGATGGGCATCTCAAAAATCCTTTCGATACGAGTGAGAAGTCAAAGGGTAGCGAAGTCTCAAAATCCTGTCAAGTCTAAAAATGATAGCTGAATACCGCCTACCGTATTGCACGAGTCTCGGCACACTTCGAGCGTCACGAACTGCATCCTCGCGTCAGATAGCCAACACTGACAAACCTAGCTATCTCAGCCATCTCAGTGATTCAATCCTCCAATTCTGGGAAGGGGATTTTCCGCTTGTATAAGCCGAAGGGTGAGTTTTTTGTAATCAGATCGAATAGATCGGAGCGGCCTCCGTACCTTGTGAATAGCGACCCCGGCTTGAAGTAATGCTCGGCAGCTTCGGTATGGCCGTAGACTTTGATTGCCTCGTACCAGCGGACGATCTGAGCAAGGTACTTATCTAGCTGGTCGGTAACGAATCGCTCGATGTCATCGGGTGAAAAGATTACACGGAATCGGATGAAATAATGGGCGGGGTCTTTGTCGATATCGGCAGCGATGCGATCGACGAACATCTCAACCGTTTTGTCCTTGAGCGTCATCCGATGCCCAGGCTGACGAACCAGATCATAGACGACGCCACGGATCGGCTTGCCTAGCTCCTGCTCTGCGCAGTAGCAGTACATCCCGGTCTGAAGATCAAAGGGAAGTGAATCGCGGATACCGTCTTCGTCGATACGTCCCTTGGTCTTCATCTCGTGGAGATAGAGACCGGGAGCTTCCTTATACTTGTCGTCGAAGATTCCGTCTTTGCGACCAGTGAGTGGAATGAAGTAAGTATCATCGGGACTATCTAAGTCTGATATTCTGGTATCGTAAAGCGTCTTGAAGACCCGCTCCCGCTCGACCCATTTTCGTTCCTTGTCGGTCTTCTTCCAAAATTCGAGATACTTGGGAAGCATCATCTCAACCGTCTTGTGGATGACTTCGAGTTGCTTGATCTCCTTGTCGGTTAGACCGGCTAACTGGATTGACTTCTTGCGATAGGCTTTGATCGCCGCTTTCGGACCGAGACCATCTGTGTGAATGCGAGCCAGAGCGTCATGGAAACAGGAACCGAACTCGATCGGATCGGAAGTAACTTTTTTCGACCAGCCTTCCATGACGTGCAACCGGAAATGTTCCCGATCTTCGAGGAAGGTCTGGATCGAGCCTTGCGTCAGTCCGTCACGATACAAGTCCCAGATCGGCTCCGACTTGATCGGGCGCTTGCGGGACGGGATCGCGGACGGTTTCTTCTTGGTGAATGGCATCGTTAAATCTTCCTGACTTGGGGGTACTTCTGGCAAAGCTCGGTATAGTTCCGCTGGATGACCTTGTATTTTTCTTCGCTCAAGCCGCTGTCTCGGATCGCTTGCGGATCGAACATATCGTAAGCCCCGGACGATCGGATCACTTCGTATCGCTCGAAGTCCTCAATGCGGATTTCTTGCCAATAGATCATTTTCGCTTCTCTTGTTTTGCTTCTTCGGTAAGCATCGAATCGTCTAAATAATCGAGTATCTTCCCTAAAACTCCGACTTTGCGAGCCAGAAAACCTACGAGCAATACCCCAGCCAGATAACCGAGACAGAATCCCTGCCAGAACTCCATCACAAAATCCTTTCTAAGAATCCTCGCAGCTTCAAGACGTTCCGCTTCCAGTCGAGGACCAAATCCTTGCGGGGGGAAGTCTCGTGCAGAAAATAAGCCGGGTGAGTGATCTCGATAGTCGGGAGATTCGTATCGGGACCGAACCGCTCCGCGACCCGGCCAACGTAAACGATTCCCTTCGGCTTGGCTAGCTCAATCAATTCAACGATCCGGGGAGAGCAAGCTTTGGCTTCTTCCTTCGATGGCTCCCGAACGGTACGAGCTTGCAGATCGAGCCAGGGAGCGCAAGCCAGGATGTTC